AAAGATTGACCCATATGAAACTGATTTTGATGGGTGTGATGGTACTGATTATTCAGACTATTATGAAGTAGGTTATGATGGTATAACTTTCACTTTCCACGATGGATTAGAAGAATACCTAAGATTTTTTTTCAAAGAAACTTATGGTGATGAAGGTTCAGATGCTTGGTATGAGGTAGGATATCTTGATTCTATGCGTAGAGGTCAATGGGAATGGGATACTTGGGATAGAGCAAGTGAAGATTGGGATGAAGGTTATATACTAGAATCATTAAAAGGTGAACCTTTAAAATATTTATATGATATATTAGAAAAATACCAACCTCATTTATTAAATTCCTTTGAAGTAATTGATAATCACGTTAAGTGGAAAGATGGTAAAGAAACGGATAAAATAAATGATTTTATTGAATCTGTAAGTAGAAGGGCAAAGGACGATTTAATAGAAGCTTATGCATATGCAAATGATAGTGCAACAGATGCTGCAGTGCCAGGATATATTGATGATATATATTGTAATAGTTTATCTGTTATTGGTATTGAAAATCAATCAAAAAATTGTTATTGGAAATATTTTTTAAGTTGGGGTGATGCCATTATGTTATTTGTAAGATATGGAACTCCTGAAGATTGTTTGATGGATATAATGTTTAAAGCAATAGAAAAAGAAGTTACAAACCATGCTTCAGAATATTATGAAATTCAATATGAAGCTTGGGACAGAGGGGTATTTGATGAAGAAATTAATCGAAGAAGTATTAGAGTTTTAGAAAGTTTAATGGAAGAATTAGACGATATGGTCGAAGAGGGTGGCGAAGAAAAAATGAAAAAATATTTTCAAATTTTAAACACACTAAATGAAAAAATAGGATTTAATACAAATAAAAAAATTCCAGGAAATTTTGAAATTAGAATATTTGATGTTGATAGTGACACTTTAATGGTTAATTATGGTTTACGTAAAGGAAACTCATGGGGAGAACCATTTAAAAAAGGGTCCGCCCCATTACGTCGTATCTTGGATATGTTGGAAACTCCACCGATTGTTCCTTATATTGATTAATACTTTTTAATCAATCTTTCTTTAATAATTTCATAAAGACTTACTAAATCCTCATCGGGGATAAATAAAAATCCATCGTCATAAGCGTCACTTAATGTGATACCATCTTTTTCTTCATATGCGTCTATACTCCCTAAACGATGAAAAGTTTCTTCAGGGTAATCAAAAACTTCTTCATCTAAATCTTCCACAAGTGAATTCATTATTAATTGAGGAGTATATTTGATAGGAGCATATTCGTATGTGTATTTTTTAAGTCCCAATACTGCAACCATCTTCTTTCCTGCTTCAATCGCATTTTTTACATCGTCTAAGGATACAAACTCTTGAACTGAGTGCATATTGTAATAACCACAAGACATGTTAATGCAAGAAACATTGATTTTCTTTTTTAGTTGTGAAATGTCGGTGTAAGGGTGAGATTGAACTAACATTTCATTACCAAAAGATTCCGTAATAACTTCTAATGTTTTTTCAAAGAACTCACTCTCCCTTTCAAACAAACGAACTCCCGAGCAAATCTCGGTAATTAAGTGATTACCAGGTGCGTCATATTGAGTGATATAACCAACATTCTGTAAAAAGTTTTCATCACATTTTGATGAACCGTGACATCCTGTTTCTTCTGAAACAAAAAAACCAATTTTTACTTTGTCTAATTGTTTTAGTAACTCTAAACAAATAAAAATACCACACTTGTCATCACCACCAATACCTGTTGGGTTACCGTTAGTGTCATAAGCCTTTAATACATCAACTGGTGTGTTGTCAAAGGATTTACCAAAAGTGTAAGGTCGAGCAAGTTTTTCTTCTTTAACTACTATTTTTTCAATCTTACTGTGTACTGTATCTGTGTGAGCAATAAACATAGGGTAAAATTCACCTTCCTCTAACACACCTTTTGTCGCGTAGATGTTCATCATTACATCACGATAGAAAGTAACCCCTTCCATATCCCCCAACTCGTCACAAATAAACTCTACCATATCTTCTTCTTGATATGTCTTGCTTGGGACTGAAAGGAGCTCTTTAAATTTTTCTATGTTCATTGCTGTTTTTTTACAAATGTACAAAAGTTTTTAACATTTGCAAAATTATTTTTTTCTTTTAATTGGTTTTTTTATTTTAACATCAGTTTTCTTTTCCTTCTCGTTATAAGTAAGAACAAACTTTGATCCTTTTTCTGGGTTATCTGTAAGGATTTTTTCAGTGATTGCATCATCAATCCATTTCTGTACGGTTCTTTTAAGTATTCTAGCCCCAAAACGAGTATCCATTCCGACTTCTATTAGATGTTTTTTTAGTGTCTCATCGACATCTACAGAAAACTCTAACTTAGAAATTCTTTCGTAGAATTTATTAAGTTCTAAATCAACAATTTTTAACAAATCCTCTTTATTAAGGTCTTTGAAATAAACTATATCATCAAATCTATTGATAAACTCAGGCGGGAATTTTTTGAATAGCTCTTTTTCCAAAAGTGTTTTGATCTCATCGTCTTTTCTTTCAGTTTTTGCCGTTGTTGAAAAACCGACACCCGTCCCAAAATCTTGTACAACCTTAGTTCCCACATTAGAAGTCATTAGAATAATACAATTTTTAAAATTTATTTTTCTCCCATGACCGTCTGTTAACATACCCTCATCCAACATCTGTAAAAAAACATTGAATATATCGGAATGTGCCTTTTCTATTTCATCTAATAGAATTACAGAGTATGGCTTGTTTTTGATTTTATTCAAAAATGGTGAGCCCTCTTCAAACCCCACATAACCTGGTGATGTTCCCGTCAATTTGGATGTTGAAATTTTATCTGAAAACTCACTCATGTCTAAACGGATTAAAGCGTCTTCACTGTTAAACATATGTTTTGCCAATTGTTTTGCGAGTTCTGTTTTCCCGACTCCCGAATTACCAATTAACAGACCACTGAAAATAGGTTTTTTCGGATCGTTTAAACCAACTTTATTTCTCTGAATTGCCCTTGCTATTTTACTTACAGCATCATCCTGACCAATAACTTTTGTGTTCAAATTTTCTTTTAAAGAAATAAGTTGTTGTGTTTCATCTGTAGATATTTTATTCACAGGAATTTTTGTCATTAAAGAAACTACATCATAAACGACATCTTCAGTCACTTCTCTTTTAAACATGTCACGATTCTTTTCGAATTTTTGTTTCTCATTTTCTAATTCGGCAAGAACTTTTCTTTCTTTGTCTCGTAAATTAGCCGCCTCCTCATACTTTTGTTTGTTGATGACATCTAACTTTTCTTCTTTGATTTTCAAAGCTTCTTTTTTCAAGTCCTCAATAATTTCAGGAAGTTTTACTTCCACTTGAGATCTTGCCCCAACCTCATCAATAATATCAAATGCCTTATCTGGAAATTCACGATCAGTAATATATCTATCGGCTAACTCCACACAAAGTTTCATAATATCATCACTATAAATTACTTTGTGGTAATTTTCATAACTTTCTTTGGATTGTTGAAGAATTAGTAATGTTTCTTCTTTTGTTGATGCGTCAACAATAACTTTTTGGAATCTTCTTTCTAATGCCCCATCCTTCTCAATATTTTTTCTGTATTCGTCTAAAGTTGTCGCCCCAATACATTGAAGTTCCCCTCTTGAAAGTGCGGGTTTAAATATGTTTGACGCATCCATAGAACCTGATGAATTACCAGCACCAATCATAGTATGTATTTCATCAATAAAAATTATAATATCGGGATTTCCATATAATTCTTCCATTATAACCTTCATCCTCTCTTCAAACTGACCTCTATATTTTGTCCCTGCCACAACTGATGTCATATCTAACGATACTATTCTTTTGTTTGCTAAATTTTGAGGACAATCACCTTCAAAAATCTTTTTTGCAAGTCCCTCAACAATTGCAGTTTTACCACAACCCGGTTCCCCTAAAATAATTGGATTGTTTTTCTTTCTCCTTGATAAAATTTGAGCAATCCTATTGATCTCGTTTTCTCTCCCTATCACAGGGTCCAACTTCCCTTCTTCTGCCGCCTTAATTAGATCTCTTGAGAAATTATCTAATACGGGGGTTTTTGAGGAACTATCTTTAGGTTTGTTTTTTGGTTTTTCGTTTTCGTCTACGGATTCTATCATAACTTCTAATTTGACTCAAAATTAAACATAAGTTAAATAATAATCAATTGCCAATCTGTAGTATTTATAGTTATGAAAGCTTGGAGAAAATTCGTGGATACTTTGGAATTGACAAAAGATTTAGAACAGAATTATTTTGACATGAGAAAAATATTTCAAAGAGAAGGGTGGACACAAGAAGAGTTGGCAAGTCCAAGATACTTCCCCCAAGACTTATTAAAATTGCACTCCGAATTCCAACCAAAAATGCGTGAGATTTTTCAAACAATTAAGGATTATGGTTTTGATGTTGACAGAGACGAAGTTCATTATTATATTATGGATAAACTTAGTCATATAGATGACATAACCCCATTAAGAGAACCAGATGGCAATAAAAAGAACTGACATAGAAGGCACAAGAATTGTTTGTGAAATCGAATCTTCTAACTTGGTAAAAACCGAGTATGATACAGAATCAAAAAAGTTAATAACTACATTTAAAAACGGTTTAAGATATGAATATGAAGATGTTCCGCACAACATCTTTGCTCAATTTAGATTGTCAGAATCCCAAGGAAAATTTTTCAATTCTCAAATATCAAGAACATTCAAATATAAAAAATTAGATAATTAATTTTTTATCATATTTATATGTATGGCATCCGATAAAAAAATTATTGATAGTTTATACCTACAAAATGAGTTAAACCCAAAAATTTGGTATTTCCCAAAAGAAAAATACATGGGAGATTCTGAGGGACAAGAAGAAAAACTTAAATCTGAAATCAGAGATCGTTTATTAAAAATCGCAAATATTTTTATAGATTATTTGGATGTTGATTTATATGTTGAAGATGTAGTCTTAATCGGATCATTAACAGGATATAATTGGTCGGAATTTTCTGATTTCGACTTACACATCATTTACAACATAGATAAATTAGATGGAGATGTTGAATTATACAAAGAACTTTTTAGACTTAAAAAAACTGTATTCAACGCAAAACACGATATCAAAATAAAAGGATATGAAGTAGAGGTTTATGCCCAAGCATCTACTGACCCCGAAGAGAGTGCGGGGTCCTACTCTATCTTAAGTGACAGGTGGGTAAGGTACCCCAACAAAGAAGAATTTTCAATAGATGAAAAGGTCTTAAAGGACAAGGTTGATCAATGGGAAACAATAATTGACGGTGTAATAGAAAATGCCGAAGATGAAAGTTTGGAGGATGGTTTGAATCTTTTGAAGAAATATCGAGAAAAGTTGAGGAAGTATAGAACTTGCGGACTTAAAAAAGAGGGTGAATTTTCTTATGAGAATTTAGTGTTTAAATACCTAAGAAGAAATGGGTACTTATCCAAATTAGAAGATTTCAAAAATACATTATCGGATAAAAAATTGTCCTTAGAGCAAGAAAAATCTGAATAATGTAAAAATTACCAATTAACAATATATTTATATAGAAAAATTACTATGTCTACAACTGCATGTACATCTTATTATACTACTACCGTAGTTGGTTATCTTCCGGCTTCTGGAACTACAGTAGGTACTATTGTGACTTTCAATACTCCGAAACCTGTATGGAACGATACGGTTAAAAATGAGGCGAGTGTTGTTTCTTTACAATGTAATGGAGTTGCCTTGGGCGGATTTAATGGACTAAACAATTAAAAACAAATATAAAAATGGGAGATTTAAGACCTCTTGGTAGTGAGAAATTAGAAGGTGTTGAAAAATTAAGAAGAATTATGGAGATTGCTCGTTATAACGAAGCACCTAAAACTGAAACTAATCCACTTTCCACAACTAACTATACTATTACTTTGGCTGATGGTATGACTTATGGTATTGTTAAAGAAAAAACAGGATACATCCTCAAAAAAGGTTTGAACGAGTCTGAAATGGACTATAACGAACCTATGAAACAAAGGAAATATTATAGATCATATTCTGAAGCGATGAAAAAACTTAATCTTGTCGCTGCCGAAGTCAACAGGGTAACTGGAAACGAATTTGAAATTCCTCTTATTGGTGAACAAGAGGCAAAAAAAAAATATGTTTTAAGAACTCCTAAACCTAAATCTGAAGAAATGCCAGCACCGGAACCTGCAATGGAACCGGCACCAATGCCTTCCCCATCACCTGAACCACCAGCGGATGCTCCTATGGGATCTGAAATGGGTGGAGAAGAACCAATGGGTATGGAACCTGAAATGGGTGGAGAAGAACCAATGGGTATGGAACCGGAAATGGGTGGAGAAGAACCCGTAGATGGTGAAGAGCCAATGGGTATGGAACCTGAAATGGGTGGAGAAGACGATGGTGACGAAGAACCACAAGGACCAGCAGGTTTGAAATCAATTCAAAGACTAACAGGTAAATTAAGTCAAAAAATTAGAGCTTTTGATAAAGATCAAGGACTAGATTCTCAAGATATTAAGTATGTAATTAATTCTATAATATCTGCAATGGATTTAGATAGTTTAGATGAAGACGATAAAGAAGATATACTTTCTAAATTCGACGAATCTGATGAATATGGTGCTGAAGGTGAGGGTGAGTTTGACTTGTCAGGAGAAGAAGACTTCGATATGGGAATGGAACCTGAAATGCCAGAACCGATGGACGGCGAAGAGCCGATGGGAATGGAACCTGAAATGTCTGAACCTGTAGAAACATACACTTTCAAAGAATCTGTAGAAAGTGTTTTATCAAACTATTTTATTATTAATGAAGATGAAAAAAAAGGTTTAGAAAAAAAATCAAAAAAAGATTTTATAAAATCTAAAATTAATAAAATAGATACATTGAGGGATTTGAGAAAATTAAGTGAAAACAACACTCAATACAAAGTTAGTTTGGAATTGATAGAGGAAAATAAAGGAACCAAATTCATTGGTAAAACCAATAAGTCCAACTTAGTTTTTATTAAAGAAGGTAAACAAATTAAAGTAACACCAACAGGATCGATTATATGAATTTGATTTATGTAAATGAGCTAGGACCTAATTACAAAGGTGATAACATTTACGAATTTATATTTTCGGATATTAATGATGTGTGGGGTGAAGATTGGGATGCAACACCATCAGGTGGAAAACCACTCCCCCCTCAAATAGAATTTATAAAAAAGGTTGGGGTTTTAAGAAACTCAGAAATAGAATTAGAACTGATACAACAGTCTGATTATTTTGGAGTATATGATGCAGTAGATGGTGTTATTGGGTTAGCTTGGGAAAAATCTGATTCTGACTCAGTTACATTCAACAAGTATAAAAGATTAGTTTTTCACTTTGGTGAAACAGACGAATCTGTAGAAAACAAACTTTACGAAAGAGATGTCGTATTAAAATGGGAAAAAAATTTAGTCAAAGATGAAACACATGAATCCTAAATTAGTTAAACTTTTACATGAAGGTTTTTCTATGAATACATTAGAAAAACTAAACGAAAACCAGTTAAATGTTCTTTTTAAAAGAATAAATGAGCAAAAAGGTAAGGTAACAGTTTCTTCAGATAAGTTGGGGACTGTCGATCTTAAAAAAATGACAGACTCAGGTGTTGATGTTGAGGTTAAAGAAGAGGAGACTGAAGTAAAGGAGAAGTCAGTTTCCCAACAACAACAAAAAATAATGGGATTGGCACTTTCAGTGAAAAAAGGAGATACTGCAAAATCTAAAGTTTCTAAAGAAGTAAAGAAAATGGCTAAAGACATGACTTACAAAGAATTAGAAGACTTTGCATCGACTAAAAGAAAAGGGTTACCCAAGAAAAAAGAAACGGACGAAGAAGTTAAAAATCTTGAAGAGGGTATTCTTAGAATATTACAAAATCATTTACCTCCACATACCACAAAAGGTGAACTTCTCGATGTAATTCGTAGAAGAAATTAAAAATGAATGTCGTTATCGAAAGAACAAATATTATTAGAGTATGCTAAGTGTGTAAATGATACACCTTACGCCTTAAAAACATATTTACAAACTTACGACAACACACAGTCCAAATATGTTCCATTAGAACTTTTTAATGATCAGGTTACACTTGTTAAAGATTATGACGAGTGTGAAGAAAATATCGCACTTAAATACCGACAAGCCGGTGTTTCAACCGTTACATCCGCATGGGCATCTAAAAGGTTAGTATTTGCTAAAAAATCAAAACCAGAAAAAATATTGATTATTGCAAATAAAATGGACACCGCTGTAGAGATGGCAAATAAAGTGAGAGCTTTTGTTGAACAGTGGCCAAATTGGTTAGGTGTAACATTCTCTAACGAAAAAAATTCACAAAGACATTTTAAATTAACTAACGGATGTGAAGTAAAGGCAGTTGCAACATCTAAGGATGCTTTGCGTGGGTATACACCTACGATCTTAATCTTTGATGAGGCAGCATATATTAATGCGGACGAAGATTTCTGGTCAGCGTGTATGGCATCCCTATCTACAGGAGGTAAAGTTATAGTAATATCAACACCAAATGGATTTGATCCAATATATTATTCAATTTACAGTCAGGCGATAAAAGGAATGAATGACTTTAAAATAACAGAAATGTATTGGTTTCGAGATCCTAGATATTCTAAGGATCTGAAATTAATTAAGTGTGATGATATTGTTCACTATATGTTGAATAGGGCGGATTATAATGATTCTGAAATCATACTAGACTATACTGAAGTCAAAGTAATTAATAGAGACTTTGAAGAAATAAAGGAAAAAATTAATAAAGGTTACAAACCGTATAGTTCTTGGTTTGAGGCTATGGCCAAAAAGTTAAAGTTTGACAAAAGAAAAATTTCTCAAGAATTAGAATGTAATTTTTTAGGTTCGGGTGACAATGTTATCCCACCTGAAACGATGAAAAAAATAAAAGAAAACCACATCCAAGAACCTGTTAATAAATTTATGGGAGGTGCACTTTGGCAATGGAAAGAACCTATTGTTGGTCATAAATATATTATGGGTGTCGATGTATCAAGAGGAGATAGTGAAGATTTTAGTACTATATCAATCATTGATTTTGACTCAAGAGAACAAGTTTTAGAATATATTGGAAAAATCCCACCCGATGTTTTAGCAGAAATTGCTTTCAAGTGGGGAACTATGTATGGTTCCCTTATCGTGACTGATATAACAGGAGGGATGGGAGTGTCAACATCAAGAAAATTACAAGAACTTGGATATAAAAATTTATATGTTGATGGGGTAAACCCTGCAGATAAATGGAAGTGGGACCCAAAGGCTAATGATAAAATTCCTGGTATTAATTTTAACGCAAAACGAGTTCTAATTATTCAATCATTTGAGGAAGCTTTAAGGTATGATTTTGTTGTCAGATCACAAAGGTTATTTAATGAATTGAATACATTCGTTTATGTAAACGGTAGACCTGATCACCAAAAAGGACAACATGATGACTTGATAATGTCATTTGCAATAGCAATTTATGTTGCTGAAACATCTTTTGCCCAATTAGAAAAAGTAACAGAACAAACAAAGGCAATGTTAGATTCTTGGTCAGTAGAAAGTAATACTTATCATAAAGAGTATACAAGTTTTAATCCAAGTTTACCAGTATCACAGAGAGATCAAACAGGATATCAGAGAAACACGGTCACTAAAAGTGATTATGAAAAGTATTTATGGTTATTCAGTGGTAAAAGGGTTTAGTTTATAACTAACCATATTATTTTTTAAGAAAAAAATTATGTCAGAACAAAAATTAACGGTGTGGCAAAGATTGAGTAGGACTTTTGGTCCTAATGCAACCCTTGACCAACAATCTCCCGTATTCAAATTTGATAAAAAGGAGCTATTAAAGACAACAGATAAATCTGAGTTTGAAAAAGAAAAATTACAATCTCAGCAGACAATGTATATCGGCCAACAATGGCAAAAAGTAGAAAATAATTTATACCAACAAGCGGTATATTATGAACCAACAAGAATGGCGTCATACTATGATTATGAATCTATGGAATATACACCTGAAATTTCTGCGGCATTAGACATTTATTCTGAAGAATCCACAACACCAGATCAAGATGGACTTATATTAAAAGTTTATTCTGAATCAAAAAGAATAAAATCAGTATTAATCGATCTTTTTGTTAATAAATTGGATATTAACACCAACTTACCAATGTGGACAAGAAACACATGTAAGTTTGGTGACAACTTTGTATATCTTAAGTTAGATCCTGAAAATGGTATTGTTGGATGTCAACAACTACCAAACATTCAAATCGAAAGATTAGAAAAAGGGATGAGGTTTCAACCTGATAAGTACTCACAAGAAATGGAAAACGACGCTTTGAAGTTTACTTGGAAGGAAAAAAACATGGAGTTCAATACTTGGGAAGTAGCACACTTTAGAATTTTAGGTGACGATAGAAAACTACCGTATGGTACATCGATGCTCGAAAAGGCTCGTAGAATTTGGAAACAATTATTACTTTCTGAAGATGCGATGTTAATCTATCGTGTATCTAGAGCACCTGAAAGAAGAGTATTTAAAGTATTTGTCGGTAACATGGACGACAAAGATGTTGACCCATATGTACAAAGAGTTGCTAATAAATTTAAAAGAGATCAAATTGTTGATCACTCAACAGGTAATGTCGATATGAGGTATAATCAAATGGCGGTAGACCAAGATTATTTCATTCCTGTTCGTGATCCGGCAGCAACCAACCCTATTGAAACATTACCAGGTGGTACGAACTTAGCTGAAATCGCAGACATTGAGTATATTCAAAAGAAATTAGTTACAGCTCTTAGAATACCTAAGGCTTATTTAGGATTCGAAGAGGCGGTAGGTGATGGTAAAAATTTATCATTATTAGATATTCGTTTTGCGAGAACTATCAATAGAATTCAAAAGTCTATGATTGCAGAATTAAATAAAATTGCAATTATTCATCTTTTTTTATTAGGTTTTGAAGACGAATTAACAAACTTCACATTAGGTTTACACAATCCATCTAAACAATCTGAATTACTTTCAATCGAACTATGGAAGGAAAAAATACTTCTGTATAAAGATGCAGTTACACCTATCGCAGACACAGTAGCCCCTGTTTCAGCGTCTTGGGCTAAAAAACATATCTTAGGGTTCTCAGATGAAGAAATAAGATTAGATATACAACAACAAAGGGTAGAAAGGGCAGTGGCTGCAGAACTTGTAAAAACTGCTGAGAGTATACCTAAAACCGGACTTTTTGATACTATAGACCAACTTTACGGTAAAAAAGATGGTGAAGCAACACCTGAAGGAGGTGCGGCACCTGAAGGAGGTGATATGGATATGGGAGGTGGAGATTTAGGCGGAGGAGCCCCACCACCACCTGAAGGCTCACCATCACCTGAACCTGGAGGGGTAACACCTGAAAGTTTTAATAAAGATGGATTAGATTTAATATTGGAAGATTTGTCATTATTTAATTCTGCAGATGTTATAGAATTATCTAAAGGAAGAAACTCGTTGATTGAAATAGATGAAAGAGTTAAATCTTTATTGAATAAGTAATATTTATTAAATAAAAACTATGAACACTTTTGGCACTATAAAAACAAAAATAGAAAAAGCATCTATCGGTTTATACGGAAAACCTGAATTTAAATCTTTTTTGAAACAATTTAAATCAATGGTTTTAGAAAACAAAGACATTGCTGAGTTATATTATATCTACGATGATTTATCTTCTAACAAGGGTATTAATGAATCTATCGCCGAAGATTACATAAATGAAACTGTTGAGTATTCTCAAATTTTAGTTGAAGGTAATTCAAAACATATTACAAAGGTAAGTAATTGGATTGATTCTATTGTATTGGAACATACTAATGAATACAAGGATATTGATAATACGATATATAAGAAATCAATCAAAGACCTATCCACGGTTTTAGAATCTAAAAGAAAAATTAAGTCTAATATTATTTTAGAAGAAAAGAAAGAAGATATAATAGAAAGCGTTAACTTACCAATTTCAACAATGGTTAAGGTTGCTGAAGAAAATATTAAATTAGAATTAAAAAATATTTCAGAATCAGAAAGAAAAGTTATAGAGGAGTTGTCATCTATGTCGGATGAAGAAATCAAAACCGAAATGGACCAACTTAAAGAAAATGTTATTTCTAATTTGAAATCTACTTTGAACGAATCGACAGAATCTGATTTAAAATCAACAATAGAAAATACAATCAAAAAAATTAATGAATCACCTTATGATAGATTCAATCTTTATAAGTTGAGGGGTTTAAGTCAAGGATTATGATTAGGTTTTTTAAATCAATGATGGAAGGGGCAAATGGGGGGATTTCCTCTAAAAGGTTTATTGGTCTTCTTTGTGGATTATCCCTAATTGTAGGATTATTTATATCTATGTTTAGTTGTGGAAAATACGAACCATCATCAACTTTGGTGGATGCTGTAGGTCTGTTGGCCTTTGGGTGTTTAGGTTTGACTTCAGTCGATTTCTTTACACACAAAAAAGGTGACAACAAATAACTAGTTATTCTTTTTTTGTAAATAAGCTGCCTTTTTCTTCTGGTCTCTTTTTGAAACTGAAGGTTTCGTAAACTCCTGTAATTCCCTCAACCTTTCGATTTGTTTTGTTTTATACACTTTAAATTTATATTGTTTAAGTGCTTGCTCAATAGAGTTAGGGTTTTTTACTGGTACTATAATCATATTTTTTTCCTCCTTTTGATATAAATATACAAGATTTTTCGATTTTTGACAACGATGTTTATTTTTATTATAATTGTATAAAACAAATAAACTTTAAGTTATGAAGAATGAAAAAAGGAAAAACATCGAAATTAAATGTTTTTGATGATGCTAAATGTTACTATGGTACGGTAGATTCAAAAGAAATGAAATCCATATACATAGTACTACAGACATGGATCCAACCATCAGATGATTATGATAATTGGGAAAAAATAACAGGTCATATTAAAAGACAAATACAACACACATTATTAGAAGTATTAGACTTCACATTCTTCGAAAAGAAACAAATAGTCGACTTAGACTTGAGAACAAGTGGGATACAAAAAGGTAAAAAGAGTTTTTTAAATTTAGAGATTACACTTTTCATTCATAATAAATTTGTAGAATTCAAATCACTTATTTTAAGAAATAAAATCAAAACACTATTAACTGCAATATACACTGACGATTTAAAAAATTGTAAGTTTTTTACACTTAATAAAACAAAAAATCCAGAAATGGTTATTTCCTAATATTTATTTATTAAAAATAGATTATGAAAATTTTAGGACCGAATGATAGTGGTAAAGGAATACTTGTAGAATGGGATGCTGGATTCATCAATCCAAATGATGAGAGAAATACCGATATAATAAAAGAATCTTACGGACAGTTAGAACACTCAAAACCTTTTGTGTTCTATGCGACATTACAAAAACACGGAGTACCTAACAGAAACGGTAGGGTTTATCCTGAAAACATATTAAGAAGAGAGGCTGATAAGTATAAAGAACTTATTAATAAAGGGATGTCGATTTCTGAATTAAACCATCCTGAGTCTTCATTAATTGACTTAGATAGAGTATCACATCTTATTACTGACATATGGTGGGAAAACAATGTTTTAATGGGTAAGATTAAATTATTAACCACTCCAGGTTTTCACGAAAGAGGTATAGTGTCATCCAAAGGAGATGTTGCAGCAAACATGATGAGACAGGGTGTTACTATGGGTGTATCTTCTCGTGGTGTTGGTTCTTTGGTAAAAAAAGGTGAGCAAAATGAAGTACAGGATGATTTTGAATTAATTTGTTTTGATCTTGTTTCTTCACCGTCAACGCCAGGAGCTTACCTTTACTTAAACAAGGAAGACCGACCAAAGTATGAAGAAAAACTTGCCGAACATGATAAAAGTAATTTTTCAGGTAGTGGTTTAGAGAAATCTGTTGACTTAATGAAAAGATTGACCGATTATTTAAAATAAAAAAACACATTATGGAAGAAAAATATTTTATTGCAAAAATTACAACAGACATGCCTGATGAGAACACAGGAAAGATTAAAAAAATTAGAGAAGAAAAATTAGTAAAAGGATATTCACCAACTGATGTTGAGGCAAAAGTTACTAAAGTATATGAATCATATACAATGGATTGGAGAATTACGGCAATAGTTGAATCAAAAATTGATGAAGTTATTGAATAATTATTAATTATTACTACAAAAATTTAAGGGACGCCAACAGGTGTCCCTTTTTATTTATATCTATTTTTTTTTATCTGAAAACCTTAATATAATGATTTTTTTATAATAAGGATATATTTATCTGTAAAATAAACGCGTAACGCATTGCTTAAAATAATGAGTACAGAAAAAACAGGATCGATAGTTGAACAAACCTTATTACAAATTAAGGCTGTTGAAAATGCTATCAGTGAAAATGCAAAAGGAATACTTGCTTCTACAATGAAACAAGAAATCAGCGAATTAGTTAGAGAGTCTTTAGTAGATTCAAAACAAACAAAAAAACCCCTAAACGAACAAGAAGAGCCTGAAATGGAAGAACCTGTAGTTGCGACTGCAGATGACGAAGAAGAAGAGGCTGTAATTGATGTTGAAGACGAGGGGGGAGAACCTGAATCAGAATATGTCTTTGGTATGGATTCCGAAGATGGTGAAGAAGAAGGTGATAATGAAATGGAAATGCCTCCACTTGACATGACTTCGGCATCACCTGACGAAGTTTTGAAAGTTTTCAAAGCTATGGGTGATGAAGATGGAATTATAGTTAAGAAGGATGATGATTATATTCACTTGATCGATGATGAAGATGAGTATTTGATTCAAACTGGAGACATGGACGATAATACAGAAGAACCAATGTTGGATTTAGAAGAAAGTGTTATCTACGAAATTGAAATGGAAGAAGGTGATTATCACATGGAAGAACAAGAATTTGAAGAAGGTGATTATCACATGGAAGAACAAGAATTTGAAGAAGGTGATTATCACATGGAAGAAATGTACATGGAAGAAGGAGACTATATGGTTGACTTGGATAATGTACAATTCGGACAAGATGATTTTTCAAATGTTGAAGAAGAATCCATTTATGAAATCGATGAAGAAGATCTTCACTCAGTAGTAGAAGCATTTAAAGCAGTAGGAATGGGAATGGGTAAAGTAGGAACAGGAATGGCTAAAACTTCAGTTAATAACAAAGGGTTCAAAGAAGACCAACCACAAGGCACAAAAGGTGTTGGAATGGGTAAAGCAAGTAAATTTAAATATCCTAAAATTAAACATGGAGTTACTGAAACCGAAACTGAAGAGGCATTCGAAGGTTGGGATATGGAAGAAGATGTTGATTTGGTAGATATTGAAGCTACTGGAGGTATGATGGAACCTTAAACAACTGAAGCGTCAAGAACTATGACATATAGAAGAAGAGCTGAAAGAGACAGAGTGGCAGCACCAAGTCAGTTAAGAAAAGAATCTGTAGAAAGAGAACTTGATTTAATTAAAGAGAAAAACGAAGAATACAAAAAAGCTTTGAATTTCTTTAGATCTAAGTTAAATGAAGTTGCAGTATTCAATTCAAACTTGGCATATGCTACAAGATTGTTCACTGAACATTCCACTACAAAACAAGAAAAAATAAATATTCTAAGAAGATTTGATAATGTAGAATCTATCAAGGAATCTAAAACACTTTACAAGTCAATTAAAAATGAATTAGATGGTAAAGGTGGTGAGATGGTAACTGAGTCAGTTCAGACAAAAGTTAATAGAACACCAGCTAACGGATCATCAACAAACTTAATTGAAAGTAAAACTTATGAGAATCCTCAATTCATGAGAATGAGAGATTTGATGTCAAAAATTAAATAAATAAATAAACTCTAAATTAAAAAAAAATAAAATGGGAGCATTATTAGAATCAGGTCTTGTTGGTAACATCGGGTTGAAACACCTTAAAGTTATCAAAGAAGATACAATTAACAAATGGGATAAATTAGGATTCCTAGATGGTCTTAAAGGACACATTAAAGAGAACATGGCTCAATTATATGAGAACCAAGCATCTCACCTTATTAACGAAGCGGCTTCAACTGATAGCTCAGGTTCATTCGAAACTGTAGTTTTCCCTATCGTAAGACGCGTATTCTCTAAATTGTTAGCTAATGATTTAGTATCTGTACAAGCAATGAACTTACCTATCGGTAAATTGTTCTACTTTGTACCTAAAATCCAAGGTTACCAAGCGGCAGCTAATAACCAAATACAACACTTTCCACCACTTGGTTCACCCGCTACTTTAGTAGGTGATGCTACTGCAACTCAAGGACAAGGTTACGGATCAACTAGTACATACGGTGGTACTAACTTGTATGACTTATTCTATGAAGGAAATGAGCCAGGATTAGATCCTGCAGGTTTATTTGACTATTCAAAAGGAGCTTATACGGCAATTACTTCAAGTGCTGTTGGCACTGTAGTTTGGAATGGTTACAATTTAGTGTCTTCTGGTTATTCAGCAGGTGAGTACAGAAAAGTATTAATCGGTTTATCAGGTTTCTCTAATGCGGGTGCTGGTAAATTAATTGGACCTGATGGTCAGGAAATGGATAATGAAGCATTCTTATCTGACTTACAAGTAAATGCTGTACAAGCGGGTGTTAATGGTTTCTCAGGTTTAGGTACTAGTGATATTCTTTTCAGAGTTGTTACTCAAAAATATGGTAAAGGTATTGTACAATATGGTACACAAGCAAATACAACTTGGTCATCTACAGGTAACGGAGGTTCTTATGATAACCTTTGTTCACAAGATGGTATCATCTATTTAGAGTTGGATCTACAAGTTCCTGCAACTATCGGTACAGGTTCAATTGACGGATATTCAGGGTTCACTTTACCAATTACTGGTCTTGCCACTGCAGGAGCTGCGTTTACATGTACATTCAGAAGATACAAAGAATTGGAATTCGAAGATGAGATCGGTGAAGTATCTTTTGACCTTGAGTCAGTTACTGTATCTGTTACAGAAAGAAAACTAAGAGCACAATGGTCTCCTGAATTAGCTCAAGATGTATCTGCATTCCACAATATCGATGCTGAAGCTGAATTAACAGCTTTATTATCTGAGCAAGTGGCGGCAGAAATTGATCGTGAAATTCTTCGTGATTTGAGAAAAGGCGCAGCTTGGACACTTCGTTGGGATTACAACGGATGGAAAAGAGGTACTACTGCAAATCCATTAACTCAGTACACTCAAAAAGACTGGAACCAAACATTAATCACTGCGATTAACCAAATTTCGGCACAAATCCACAAATCTACTTTGAGAGGTGGAGCTAACTGGATCGTAGTTTCTTCTGAAATTTCAGCTATTTTTGATGACTTAGAATACTTCCATGTATCTAACGCTTCACCGGAGCAAGATCAATACAACATGGGTATTGAAAGAGTTGGTACATTAGCTGGTCGTTACCAAGTTTACCGTGATCCTTACTTCCCACCAAACACAGTATTGTTGGGTCACAAAGGAACATCATTGTTAGACACTGGTTATGTTTACGCACCGTATGTACCTCTACAATTAACACCTACAATGTATAACCCATTCAACTTTACACCAATCAAAGGTATCATGACAAGATACGCTAAGAAAATGGTTAACAACCGTTTCTATGGTAGAATCACAGTTGATGGAGTTAGAACATTTGACTTAAGAGAATTGAGATAATCAATTAAATAATGAATAAGAAAAAGGTCAGAGAAATCTGACCTTTTTTATTTTAAAGATATTTATTGTTATGAACCAACAAGAAAAGTTTTTTTTATTAAACGAAGTTACCTCAACAAATACAGGGTCAAGAGGAAGTTATGTCGGTCGTTTACAATCAGGAATTAGATATTTTAAAAAGAAAGATTTAGGTCCGTTTACCGAAAATGTTTCGGACTATAAAAGTCCTGATTTAGAATATGATTCATATGATGGAAAAATGGAAAGAAGTAAAAAACAAATAGGTAAGAAAGAAAAAATTGCAAAAAAAATCTATAACTATATTAAAAATAACCCCCAATCAACTTTTAGTGATACCGAAGGTAACCCAATAAATCGGTTTCCTGGAAAAAATACAAATATAGTACCGATTAAAGAATGGGTGGAATTAGATAAAATTAATTTAAATGAAGATTTGGCGGTTTGGTTTGGAACAAAGAAAAAACCTAAAGGATCAAAACAACCAAAAGGACCATGGGTTAACATATGTAGAAAAGTAGATGGTAAACACCCACCATGTGGAAGACCTGACACATCTAAAGGTGCTTATCCTAAGTGTAGGGCAGCTGGTGTTGCTGGTAAAATGAGTGATTCGGCTAAAAAGGCCGCTTGCCAACAAAAAAGAAAGGCCGAGAAAAAAGACACCCAAACAGGTAAAGGTCAAAAACCAATTATGACATCATACAAACCAAAAAACAAAAGGACCCAAAATGAGTCCTTAGAAAAAATTATTAAAAATATTTTAAGTTCACTTTAACAATAAGTTCCTGAACATCTTTTTTGACCATCAAGTCCTTTTATTTTTCCTTTACATACTTGTATTGCGTACCCATTGGCATAAGCTGAAGGATACACATCATATTTTGCTTTAGCTGCCGACTTACCTCTTGCACAAAGTTTAGTCCCTGTTTTTTTTCTACCCTCAATCATCATCATATCCTCGTCATCGATATTCATAGAAAGTTCCATACCATCTTTTTTTGATTCATTCATCAAAAAATCAAAAACTTGATCCATGTTGTTTTTAGCCTCTGCGATATGATCTTGGGCCCAATCGTGACCATTTTCTAAAATACTCTCCACCATGTTTGGGTCTAAATCTAACAATAGATCACATTGTCTTCTCATCTGTTGTAAATTAGAAAAAAACATGTATCTTGAATTGTTCATTCTATGATCTTCATTTAATACTTTTCTTATTATTCTTTCTATGTTGCCCATAATTATTTTTTATTTACAATTTGGAACTGAAGTTCCCTTTTATATGTATCGATATTTCTATCAGAATTTACTTTTATATCCACAAAATATTCATTAGGTATCTTATCGGTTGTATCAAACATGAAATAGTAACCATCTGTTGTTTGGTTTATTCTTGTCCAATCTTGAACCTGAACCTCAGTGTTTGCTCCCTCTCTTACATATATTCTGTAATATGCTTCTATGTTATCTAATGGTTGGTTCGATGTGTAAGCCTTCTTGATGGTTATATTTACTTTTCTAACATCCGTGTTTAAAACCTTTTCGTTTTGTTTAATCCCATCAAAAGAGAACCCATATAACTTAGGGGTTTCAGTGGTAGTTCCTATTTTGATATTACCATATTTCTTCAAAAGAATAAATTCATTTTCGACATCAGGGATTTCAACATTGTTCACACTTAATCCACTCCACACATCGTAGAACACACACGGAACTGTATTCGCCGTTAACCCTGAAATAGTTACCTTGTAAACACCTTTCGTTACTAAACAGGTAGAAAGTCCTGTGAAACCACTTACAGGTTCACCAGCACCATCTATGATGTTTACAAGTGGGTCTTGGTCTAAGTTAATGTAGTTACCATTTTCATAAACATATAAAAATAGATCATTATTATTACCTGAATAGAATTGGTTTCGTTGGTCGATAATTAAATCATCATAAGAAGTCTCTAAATATGGTTCATAAAATGTTTGTGTATGAGGGGAGAAAAACCCAACAGAATAGTTTTCAGTTAATCCTGTGATATTTTCTAATTGCGGATAAAATGCAATACCCCAACCTGTAGTGCCTGTAATTGTACCATGAATAATACCATTGATTTCTTGAGTCATATCAAACTCAATGTTTTCATTTCCAAATTCAAAATGTTGTCTGTCTACTATAGTGAGACCTGAGAAATTTAAACCTGTTGTACCTGTTAATGAATTAGTATTATTATAGATTCCATTGTATGACCATCCTGAAAGTGTGGTTGTCTGAAACCAATTGGACGGTCTATCAGAAAAAGGTCTATCATTTAAATCCGTCACCCCAAAATCATAGTAATCATAACCAACACCACTGTCCCATTGTTGTGGAACACCGGTAGTTCCTGAATATTTAGGTATTCTAAATAAAACTAAATCAAATGATGTGGCCCTTCTTCTTCCTTGTGATGTTTTACTATTTAATAACTCATTATCAAAAAATGAAGTATTTGTCATTTTTAATGTATGTGTCATTGCGGAAGTACAACCCGTAGAAATTACCGATGATTGAATATGATTAGTCAAATTAGTAAGATCGATATCAAAAATGTATCTACTATAACCAACCGGCACACTAAGATTATCCACTCTACCATAGAATAATTCAACAATCGGATTTCTTGCCGTATTGGTGTATGAATTATATATTAGAGTATTAGATTTACTAAAATAAGACTTATATATAGACATTTTACTTTTATCTATAAATACTTAATTAATTCGAATTTTTTTATTTAAAACTTTCTCGTATGCTTCTTCTAATTTAGTTAAGACTTGATTAACTTGTATACCTGAAGCTTTACTAACAGGTGTTGGGGGTAACATTGGGTATGGGTGGTCATGGGTAACTAAAAACTTTACAATTAATTGTAATAAATCCATGAGCTCGTCACCCCTCACCATGGAGGATGTGTTGGGGTCAATGTTATTAGATACTAATTCAGGACCTATACCGTAAAGAGTATTTTCTAAATTTACCTTGTCTTTTCCTGGAATTTTTGTGTCGTGTGAAAGTAAATATAAACTATCGGCACCTATAAGATTGGTAGTATAATTTATATTTTCTACTGTAACTTCTCTTTGGTTTTCGTTAATCACCTCAGTTGGTAAGTCTTTATCAAGATCTTTATTAATAACTAAACCATATCCTGTAATAACATCAGATGCAGAAGCATAAACTTTTGACATAAGTGTTGACATATTTGTTATTGACATAACATCAATATTTCCCGTGAAGTTGCTTACAGTTTCTCGTATTGCAAAATCAGGTCTATAATAAAAAACAAACTGATCACCATCTTTTACACTTGTTAGTGTTTGTGGACTATCTTTGAAATCTTTTACCACTTGATTTACAGTAAGTGCAAAATTATCCATGGATTGTGCGATAATCTGTCTACTATAAATTAAATTAGTGGTTCCTGTATAGTTTGTGCCTACATCAAAAACACCCACTTTAAGTTCGTAAGGTTTTATGTCTTCAGGTATTTGGTATATGTAAACACCACCAGTGAATACATCAATATTCGGTGCAACATTTGGAGTTATACAATAATACTCAACAATAAATTTAATATATTCGGTTCTTTGATTTATTCTTTGTAATCTTTGCTCTTCACCAAAAGTTATTTTTTTATCAAACTTAGACATTTGAATAAAAGCCCTTTTATTATTTAATGCGGGAATCTGTCCTTTTTCGAATGGTAAATGTTTGCCGGATCTTAAAAGTAAGTCATTCTTTTTTAAAATAATATCTGATGTGTCTCTACCCTGTATTGAAATATCTATTGGTTCTGCGAAAATACCACTATTTTGTTCGGGATTTTTGTAAGTACCGTCAGGATTTTTAATAGGGGGAATACTTTGTTGTGAATTAGCATACCCATCATCTAAATGAGTTCTTGATGATTTACTATTTTCATAACCGATAGTAAGTGGAGATGAGTAAGTGGCAACCATGTAAAATTTATTTCTACCCGTCCTTCTTCTCCTATCAAAAAAGAATAACATAACTCTCTCATTTTCTTGTGGTATTTGATTGATAAAAAATGGTAAAAACGGTAAATAAATGAAAGGATCTTCTTTTGACCAAGGACCGTTAATATCGGATAAACCATCTGGATCAAAGTTTTTCGCAGCCTTTATTCTTTGGTCATAAGTTTCATCGAGAGCAGAAACTCGTATTCTACCTAACATCAATGGGTCGTTTGTTCCACCAGGTAAAACTTCTCCCCAGTAAAAATTACGAGTCATCTCGTATTGGTAACTATCTGTTGTTGGTTTGAAATTTTCGTTAGACATTATTCATTCTTTTTTTGTACTCTTCTTTTAATTTATTATAACTGTTTTCAGAAGAATCTAAATGTTTTGTTAGTTTCACAATTAAATCTCTTGTTTTATAAAAATCTTTTGCAATAAAATCTAAGGCAAATTCTAAATCTTTATTTGATGAATTTTTATAATCCATCAGAATTTCTAATATTTTGTCAGAATCTTTTTTAGTATGACTTTCCATATCCTTTTGCTGGTTTTGTAGTACCTGCACCTAGAGATACTACAGTTAATGGTGGAATATAAATTTCAGTTTTTCCATTCTCAGTTTGTTCCTTATTCATACCTTTTACTAACCCCTCTAACATTTGATTCATTAGATTTGGTGTTCCGTCGCCATTATCGTCTGTGGGTATACCTGCCTTTTGTAAATTCTCAATCGCATTTGCGTAAGCTCGTGTGTCGGACACACCTCCAAGTAACTTGGATGCCGCTAATGCGAACATGGGTAGACCCAAATTTAATTGTGACAAACCTAAATTTAATAGTTTAAGTATTTCATCTAAAATACTTTTACAATTTCTGAAATCAATTACCGCTTGTGCGAGTTGTAATATTACATAAACGATTGTTGAATACATCGCGATTTGTTTGTCCTTGGCTTCATTTATAATATCCAATAAAAGTGACTCAACAAGTTTTTTAATTTCTTTTTTAATAATTGCAAATAACTCCTCAACAAATATTGAAAAGATTCTTCTCATTGTGTTAACTACTAATTTCGAGTATTTTTTAATAAATTCAACTAAATTATTCACAGCAGTATCAAAACCATAAAGTATAGATTTGACCATAATTAAAAATCCTAACATTACTTTTGGTGATAAAATTGTTTGAAACAGTATGTGTGGTAAATTTAAAATCAATTTTGTAAGCATTTCTGCATTAATGTTCAATGTTGGTATATTAAACCCCTGCCAATTATTATCATTTGCAATATCACCTAAACCGTTAAGTAACCCGTTAATTTTGTCCGGTACATCATTAAACGATACAATATCATTTAATATGTTAATGGCTGCCTGTTGGTTTACAGGTAAGAGAACTGAATCACAACTTTCAAATTCTATAAGACCTGAAGTGATTAAATTAACACGATTTTCAATATTCCTTCTTTGTAAATTACTAACTTCAAAAAAATCTTCATTTATATTATCTAATTCAGGAATTTTTGCAGTACCGGAAACATCTATCTTTTTAGATGGGTCGGTACATATTCCCATAATCCGTAACAAGAATGAAATGAATGTTTCTAAGTCGGTCACTTCTTCATTAGGGGATTCGATATTGAAACACCCAAGTAAGTAGTTCAATATATTTGAACTTAAGGTATCTAAATTAAAAATTTCAATACTTGTGAAATAATCAAATAAGAAATTACTTACTGTTTTAGTATTTGTTTGTTGTAGAAGTGTAATTTTGAAAAAATCTCCAGTTATTGTTTGCTGGTTTGTTACATAAGATGTCACATATTGTATATCAAAAAGTTGTTGTCCAGAAGATCCAATAAACCCATTACCATAATCTTGTTGAAAGCTGGTCGAGGACTGCAACCTTTTGTATAGTTCCAAATTCATAGAATATGGTATTGTACCATTTTGAGTTGCTTCCTTTTCATAAGAAAACTTTACTATAGGGTCTGTAGGGTCTTTTTTTAATATTTTAAATAAGTCTACAGATTTAACCTCAATATAAATTGGTACATTAATATATGCATCAAATGTTTGGTTTTCAGAACACCCTAAAGTCGATAACATTTCTTCAACTAGAATTTCTACCATTCTTGATTTTGTGTTTTCTGCGGCCTGTAAAAAAACCTCCCCTAAAACGCCTAAGGACCCCAACCTGTTATTGATATTTTGAGAACTAGGTAGTACCTCTTTGAATATTTCGAATAGGTCTTGAAGTACATTAGATAAATTATCGACAGTATCTTTAACTTTATCTTTTGCTTCGTTTACTGCCTGAGTTCTTTTAGTCTTCTTGTCTTCCCTTTCTTTGATATTGGCTAATCTCTTTTGATCCCTTTTTCTTTTTTTTTCGGCAGCGACAGTTTTATAAGCGTTTATCTTATCATTAATCTTTTCCTTATCTTTACTGTTGTCTATGCCCATTATTAAAGTTTGTACTTATCAGAATCTTTACTTACATCTTTTGATATAAGAGTTTGTAAAGTGTCTTCATCCATGTCTGATAATGTGAATGAATCTTCTTTACTATTGTTTGACTTTTCCCATATAGATGATTGTAATTTTGACAAAGACAATTTCTTTTCTATGGTATCATTAATTATTTTTTGTTGTTCTTTGATAACCGGTCCAATTACTGTCATGTCTTCGGCGTCTTTCAAAAGACCTAACATTTTATTTTGTATTCTTATCGCTGTAGATCTTTGCTCAACTAATTCGTTATAGATTTCTTGCATTAACCCCAAAACGGAGTCTTTGTTGAGTAGTATTTCTTTTTTTCTTTGTCTGTTCATAATAATAAATATTATTAACTTAATTATTCATTATGAATCTTTTTCAGTGTCTCTAAGTATAAAACTTTGAATTTTTTCAAGTAAATTCTAATCTCTTTTGTGTTCAAATTTGTCATTTCTCTTAACGACAGCAACACTATATTTTTATTAAATTTATTGTTATCATTACCAATAAAAATATTCCCATAATTATCAAAAAGCTCTATTAGAGCGTACCCTAATTTTAGTTCGTTCTCATTATCAACATTTGTTGATACATATAATTTGAGGTCTTTTAAAAAGATCGCTATAATTTTTTCGGCGTCTATTTTTTCAAACTCCATGTAATAAACCATATCGGGTCTATTTTCTAAAGTTGAGGAAATGTCTTCATATGAAATTTTACGATTGGTTTCTTTTTGGTCTTTTAAAATTTGGCCCATTAGATAATTTTTACAAATCGTACCAAAATATGAATATGCTTTTTTATTTTTAGCGGGTTTGAATTTATCCACTTTGGTCATTAAAAATGAATGAGTATCACTATGTACATCATTATAATCCATGTCTTTTCTATATAATTTATACCTTCGTATAATAGACTCGATCATTTTGTCGAGTGGTTCACGAAGGTATGTATTATATATTTTTTCTTTTTCCTCGTAAGTTTCGGCAACTATATAATTTTTAACCGCTTCTTCTTCACGAACATCAAAATAATTTTTATTTTTTGCTTTCGTCTTTTGCTTTTCGTCTTGTGGATTGATTGATTCAACACCTAATGACATTAAACCGTTTCTGATACATATTTTATTTCTCTATCAGAAGTGAAAAAATGTTCTTTCTTTGCCGACTCTAACCAAAATTTAATTTCGTTCTCAGTCAGACTAGGTTGACCATATTTGTAATTCCAAAAAATAGACCCTTCTCTCATGTTCATATGTTTGTAACCAATTCTTGGAATTGTCATTATTTTAGCTGAGTTGTATGTCAATCTTAAAAGGAACTCATATACAAAAGTTAACTTAATTGAAGGTTTGAAACCACCATTTTCATTAAAAGTATTTTTTCTTATAACCATACCACTTGATTGGAAGTTTTGGTATGTCATTAATAAGTCGTTACTAAGGATTCCCATTTCCGAATTCATGCTTACTGCGAAAGTTGCTTCATTAGTAAACCCTGCGAACACCCCTTTATCGTCAATATCAATAACCAACGGAAGATACGCATCAACCTCATTACCATATGATTTTACATATCTATCTACACTTTTAAACCATATTGAGGAATACTCATCATCAAACTCTAAAATAGAAACCCATTCACCGTTCGATTCATTAACTCCTAAATTTACCTGAGATGCAAAATCAAATGAACCATTGTTCTCTACTAATTTTACATTAATACCATTAAAATCATATGATTGTAAAAACGACTTTAATTTTTCTTCGGTTGAGTGTACTACGATTAATTCAGTTATACCAATAATTTGGTTTTCTACTGATTTAACTGACTTACTGAATAAGTCTTCAAAATCTTTTGTCATAGATGTATTTACTGGTAAGATTACCGAAACATCAAATTTATTTTTTTCCATAATTAATTATTTTCTGATACTTTTATTTTTTCTAATTGTTCTTCAAAGATTTGAGATCTGGTTTTTAAATACCCATCAAATAATTCAACAACAGATGATTCGAATTTATCTTGGTCTTGGTATTCTTCTCCTGTTAATGACATATTAACATGAAGAGTTTCTGATATATTATCCTCTAACCAATTTTGAGTAAAGTTTGCAACAACATCAATAATCTCATTGTAATTATTAACCCATAACCCGTTTTCTTCAGTCATCCATGTAGGTTTTAAATTAGGGATTTTTCCAATTACAGGGGTTCCTGAAATCATAGACTCTAAAGGGAATGTACCAAACCCACTTTCATTATCAACCCAAATGGAAAGATACGATTCTTGTAAAAAGGTTGCGAAATCATCTTGTTTTATTCCTCTCATATCTCTAAATGTGATCCATCTAAATTGTGGATATTTAAGGTAAAAACTTTTTATTATTTTTGCAGTGTCTCTTGGTTCTCTGGTGTGGATTGCGATAATTGGTTTTGACGGTCTTTCTTTTTTCTTGAAAACTGAAGGAATATTTACATTTAATACATCAAAACTACCTGATCTCATAATTTCTGAAATGTATTTTTTTTGGAAATCTGATGTTGTGATACATTTAGTAAACCCGTATTGGGACCATGTCGTACCTGGCGATAATGTCTCTAACATATAGTCATATGCTTGACACAAAACAATTTTAGCACATGGGAAATTTTTTATTTGTTCCATCACATGTGAGTATAGTTCAGGTATAACAATAAAATCTTCAGGTGAAATTGCTAAGTTTTGACCGTCTATCGGAAGATGTGGAATTTTCATGTATTCTTCATCTAACCATTCTGATACACCTGTATAATCTGTAGTTTCGTGAATAATTGTAGGGTTGAATCCATTTTTTAATAAAGTTAGTGCTATGTCGTAAATATATCTAACAGATGCCTTTGGATTTCCTTTGGTGTCTTGCACCATAAAGTAGATTCTCGATTTTCTTGATTTAAGGTTCTCAATCGAACCCTCAACCTTTTGTATTTTTTCTAATTCCATGTTTTATAAATGTTTTATTATTTTATTCATTAATAATGTATTAAATGCAAATTTAAATGGTAAAGATAAATTTTTAGCACTATGAATACCTAAATTCTCATCCATTTCCTCTCTTTCAGTCAAAACGACCTCAATTAAAAATTTGAATGTGTCGTATCTTGTAACACTTATTTGTTGTTCAGGTTCCTCTGATTTTTCTTCAGTCTCTTTTTTACCTTTTTTAGGTAAAGGTATTTTGGATTTAGTCATACTAACTTGATGTTCTAATTCATCAATGTCTATATAGTATTTTTCTCCTAAAAAATCTAACATAATTTTAATTTTTTTAGTAATTCGTCAAATTCACCTAAAGACGAAATCTCGTAGTTACACTTAACTGATTTATTATATTCTGTAATATATTTTACAACTATTTTATCTGACGGAGCATTTGTTATATTTTCAGGATTTGATGTCAGTAACACATCGACATTATCCCACAATCTGTTTTTGGTTGACATGGAATAGAATATTACCGATTCAACTAATGACCCGAATTTTGATAAAAAAAATAATGTCGCTGGTTTAGACCTCCCTATTTCATCTGAGATTATGATCACATCACATGAATCACGGTGGTCAAGATAAAGATTATTTAACTCATTAAAAGTAAATGTTTCTGATGATCCGGCGTGACCAAATATTTGCATTACAAAATCTTCATACATGAAACTATAAAGTTCATCGTTATTTTTAAATTTAAAATGGTCCATTAAATTTAGACTGGTTACATCTGATAATATTTCATACTTAAATTCATTTTCTTCATTATGTTCAAAAGTGTTACCGGACATGTCCAAATCAAAAGTTTTACCTAATGATTCTGAGTCTTGCTCCTCTATAAAATGTTTCTCATACAGTTGCGTAAACTTTCCTAAAGTATCTCTTAATACACCGTTAACCTCAATTCCTACTCTCTTCGTCATATTTTTCTAATATTTTACTAATAAGTGGATTTCTCACATTTTTAGCGTTTCTGAAATCATACACGCCGACATCGTTAATATTTTGAAATCGTTGTAATGCGTCGTACAATCCGGATTGTTTTTTATCTTTATACCTATCAGTCTGTTCTAAATCTCCCGATATAAAAAATTTACTATTAAACCCGATTCTTGTCAATAGTAGTTTCATTTGATTAGGTGTTGCGTTTTGGGCCTCTTCAAAAATTAAAATCGAGTTATCGATATTCATTCCCCTCATATATGCTAAAGCGAATACCTCAATAATTTCAGATTCTTTTAATTTTTCTCTAGCCTCTTTTCCTATGATCTTATTAAGTAGATAGTAGGATGGAAAAATGTACGGGTCTAACTTTTCTTCTAAGTTTCCAGGTAGAGAACCTAATTTTTCCTCAGCTTCAACTGCGGGTCTTACAATGATTATCTTTTCATAAGAGTTATTTGGGTCCATAAGTAAGTCAACTGCCGCCCTCATGGAAATATAGCTTTTACCAACACCTGCAGGTCCTGAACATATGGTGATTTGGTTATTAATTAAGATATCGTAATACTCTTTTTGGTTATCTGATAAAAATTTATTTTTTTGTTTTCTTTTAATGACTGAATTAATAAAATCTTTTTTTGATATAGTTTTTGGAATTAATGATTCCTCAGGTGTTTGGATTGTTCTTTTTCTTGTCATTTATTTATTATTTGTTTTTATAGTAGTTTAACCAATACTCAATCATTTCATCTAACATAGATTCAAAAGTGTATTTTGGTTTCCAACCTAAATCATTTGTTAATTTTGAAGAGTCCCCCTTAAGATTTTCAAGTTCTTCGGGCCTAAAGTGTTTCTCGTCAATAACAACATAATCTTTATATTCTAAACCTAAAGTACTAAAGGTATACTCACATAAATCTTTTACCGTGTGTGAAACTCCTGTCGCACACACATAATCATTAGGGTTGTCCGATTGTAACATTAACCACATAGCTTCAACATAATCTTTAGCATGACCCCAATCTCTGGATGCTTCTAAATTACCTATGTGTAATTTTTCTTGTAGACCTAAACTGATTCTAACTGCCGCCTTAACCACTTTATTTGTTACAAAATTTGTACCTCTTCTTGGTGACTCATGGTTAAATAAAATACCATTCCATATTTTCATGTTATATGCGTTTCTATAATTTCTACAAATATTATATGAGAATACTTTGGCACAACCATAAGGTGAAACTGGATTCATCGGTGTTGTTTCTCTTTGAAGTCCATCCTTATCTATTGAATTACCGAACATCTCGGATGAAGATGCTTGATAAATTTTAATTTCAGGATTTACAAGTTTAACCGCTTCTAAAATATTCAGAGTACCTAACCCCGTAACATTTGCAGTGTATATCGGTTGATCGAAAGAAATTCTAACATGCGATTGTGCTGCTAAATTATAAACCTCATCGGGTTTAATTTCACTAATAACTCTTATTAGTGATGATAAATCCGTTAAGTCTGCGTAATGCAATATTAATTTGTCAAATACATTATCCAAACGAGAAGTTTGATTTTCAGAAACAGAGTTTCTTTTTAATGTGCCATGCACTTCATATCCTTTTTCTAATAATAACTCAGATAAGTAAGATCCGTCCTGACCATTTATACCTGTTATTAATGCAATCTTTTTACTCATTATTTACTATGTTTGAAATTAAATTTATTTGTTCTGATGTTAGATCCTGATGGTTTGGTATATAAAACCCATACTCATTGATCAATTGACAATTAGGTAAATTAACCTCACCATAATTTTTAATCCACATAGGTTTTTTTGACATATCACCAGCAATTAAAGGCCTAACTTCAATATTATCCTTAATAAGTTTTTCGATGATTTTTAATCTATTTTTATTTACAATGGGATATGCAAAATTAGAAATAAAGTCTGTTGGTCTATCTGTTATATTCAGTTGGTTGACATTTATTGAAGATTTATACAATTGAAAATTTTTGTTCCTTTTTTCAGTATAGTCATCTAATTTATCTATTGCTCTTAACCCAATAAACGCTTGTAGATCCGTTGATCTTAGATTAAATCCTGGTAAATAAAATGTATATAGTGAATCAAATTCGCTAATTTTATTTTCGTTTCGTAATTTATTTTGGATTCTTTTTGGTAGGTCTCTATCCCAACCATGACTTCTCATCATCAATAATGAATAATAAAAATCTTCGTCGTCCGTATTAATAAACCCACCCTCTATTGTACTTAAATGATGTCCAAAATACATCGAAAAAAATGATGCAAAGCCAAAAGACCCGAGGTATTTTTCATTATACTTTGATCCCATGCTCTCGCATACATCCTCCAGTAGGATCACATTGTATTTCTCACATAGGTCAAGAACTTTTTTCATATCAGGAACTAAACCTAATGGTGAGACTAAAATGAATGTAGATGGGTTATGTTGAATAAACAATTTTTCCAAGTGATCTAAATCACAAGAAAGATCCTCAAGATTACAATCACATAAAATTGGTTCCATACCTAATATCATAGGTGAACTAACATCGGTTGCCCAACTTAACCCTGGTACAATTACTTTATTATTTTTTAATTTGTTGGTGTGTTGTAAAGCCGCTAACGCTAAAAGAATTGCGGAGGAACCTGAATTAAGATAAACCGAATATTTGGTTCCTATTTTTTTCGCCCATTTAGATTCTAATTCCCAAGTTAGATCTCCTTTTGTTAGTCTCGGAATCTCGTCTTGTCCTAACCACTCAATTAAAGAATTTATATCTTCTTTATTGATAGTGTCACTTACTAATTTTATACTCATAATGTCTTATTTTCTTAATTTATCGTAGTTTTGAATAAACCAATCTATTGTTGTTTTAATTCCATCCGATAATGTCGTAAATTCAAAATTCGAAGGTGCGTCCGAAATTGCAGGTTTCCTCAATTGACCCGTCGGTTTTGTGTTATCAAACAGTATATCATCTTTCGAAATATTGAAGTTTTCACAAATTAAATTAGATATTTCCAAAACTGAGTGCTCATTCGGATTTACCGCCATAAAGGGATAGTCACTTTTCCAATTATCTAATGACCATAAAATTAATTTTGCTAAATCATCAGAATGAATTACTTGTCTTAATTGTGAACCATCGCCCCATATTATCATTTTTTCTTTATTTTTTTTTGATTCATACGCTCTATGGATCATAGCTGGAATCATATGTCCACCAAATAAGTTGAAGTTATCGTGTATTCCGTATACATTCGTAGGTACAACTGAAACCCAATTAGATTTAAGAACCTTTTTAATAGTGTTTGTTTCGTATCCTGCTAATCTTTTAGCGTAAGCATAACCTTCGTTTGATGGATGAGGTTTACCCTTGTCAACATCCTGAGGTTTCATTGGAAACTCTATGTTTTTCTCAGGAAATATACAAGTCGAAAGTAAATTCACAAAGTTGGGAACTTCATTTCTAAATGAAGTCTCCATCACATTATTGTTTATTACGAAATTATCTATAAAAAATCCTTTATTATCGGATAGGTTTGCTTGAACACCTCCGACTTTTGCGGCACAATGAATTATTGTATCCACATTACTATGTTTTACATGATAAGAAAAATAATCATGAGTTTTTTTATAGTCTAAAAGATCCACCTCTTCTTTTGTATGGTACACATGATCGTCACCTAGTTGTTTTCTTAATGCCGAACCAACTAACCCATTAGACCCTGTAATTAATATCCTACCCATTTTTTGTTTTTTATTAAGTTTATATATCAATACCGTTAAAATATGTATTGAAGTTATTTTCCCATATTCTTGGTATGGGGGTATTATTTAATTTCATTAATTTAGTATGTGATAAAACCATGTTCTTGTTTAGAAATCCCGCAGAAATACTAAAAGTACTTGACCCCACTATTAATATATCAGAAGTCACCATCTTTATAAAGTCACCCATAAATTTTCCACCCGAATCAGAAGTATAATACTCAATTCTTGGGTCACTCAATTGGATTCCCGACTCACCCCAGCTGAAGATTTTTATTTTGCAATCAGATTCTTTTTCCAAAATAAATTCTATCAACTTTTGATATGTTTCACTTTCTATCCATCTATAAGGTTTGTCTTCCTCAAAAATATCTTCACCACGCCTGATGTGTATCGATATAGTACGGGTTTGGTCCCCTCCAAAGTTAAAGGTATGTGAGGATTTAATTTTTTCTAAAAAGTTTTCTGTAAAATAATTTTCAGAACCTTCATTATAAATTAAATCATGACAGAATGGTTTAACCGTACAATCTAAATCCTCAGTTTTAGAAATATCAATATTATTAATAATAGAAAATACAAACTCATTAGATCTAATTAAATCTTCGTTAAGAAAATTTTTTGAACTAAGTAGTTTTATGTTTTGAATAGGGGAGTGTTTATACGGTATTTTGTGTTTGTCGCAGTATGCTAAACCTGATATTATACTAAATAGTTGCGATCCGAACCCGTCTTCACCTCTACTAATTGTCAAACATTTCATATTTTACTGTATATTTTTTTATTTCAAAATAACATATAAACCCCATAAAATAAACACAAGTATTATCTATTTGACTTAGAGTTATTGAATTATGTTTACTAACCTTGCGAACGAACTTTTAGGGTTGAAATGTTTAAAGTTACTTTTTGACAGTAATACCATATCTATGTATGCGTCAATAGTAGCGTCTAAAGGTGTTACAACATTACAAGAATAGTTTGAATTAATATCAGATTTGTAAACATTATTTTTTTGGGGTCTCACTTTGATCATTGGGTATTTTACAATTATATTTTTTTCCCAATCGGGGTCGTCGGAACAAAAAAATATATTATTACCATTTCTTAGTTCTTCATCTATTATAGGAAAGTACGATTCAAGTTTTTCATTTATGAAATCTGTACCTCTTGCGTGGATTCCTACTGTGTCTTTATTTATTTCTAAATAACTTTGTAAATCATTTATTTTATCAATTATTTCTTTTTTAGGTTTTAACTTAAAAAAATTTTCTTTGACGGTTTCTTTATCGACATGACCAATAAGATCGTTAAAAAAAACAATAGTGTTTTGGTGACTGAGATTATTAATATTAAATAAATGTACGGGTTTAGGAAAACTTCTTTTACTCATATTCAAAAGAGAGTCTATGGAGTTAATTTTGAATTCATATTCTGACGCAATTAATCCACCCTCACTACCATGAAAATTTTCAACATCAACTAAATTATCTAATTCGGTAAAACTAAGTGACCCGATATTTTTATTTTCAAAAATATCTTGAAAATCACACATTAATCTCATGGTTTTTGGCCAAACCAACTTAATATTATAATCAAAAATGTTTTTTATGTTTAAAAACGGGCTTAACCTATTACCCAAACCTCCCGAACAATAAAATATCAGATTACTCATTATAAAAAACTATCTAGGGTCGTACCCCCATTTTGATATAAAATATCTTGTGTTATGTCCCACAATACTGTCTGATCTATCCCCATTGGCGTACATCTCAGTACCATGATTAACCATAGTACCATTTGACCCATCAAAAGATACATAGTTCTCCTTATTGAGTCTATTACCTAAATCCTGATCTTCATGACCATAGTGACCATCAAAATTATTATCAAAGAGACCGATTTCGTCAATAACCTTTTTTCTAATACCTAAATTTGCGGTACTAAACCATCCGGATGCTAAATCACCATTTGGAAATCTAATTTTTCCCTTACAAACATCAGATGTATTCAATACATCAACATGAGATTGTACAAAATTACTATCCACAGGAATACAATCGTCGTCTAATAAAATTATGAACGGAGAAACACATAAAGAAACCGATTCATTGAATCTGGCGACTCTATGGTACCCATCATCTTTGTTCCAAATATATTTTGTAATGATCGGATGGTCGTTGGGGTTTATAATTGTTTTATTTCCGTCATCGTTAACTATTAGATTAAAATCCGTGTTGGTTTGTTTGGATAATATATCTAAGGTCTCTATTAACCTATCATTTCTATTGTAGGTTGTAATGCAAATATCGACAGTTTTAATTTTCATTAGAATCCTATTTTTTCATTTTCCGTAAATGGAAAGTTATATTTTTTTAAATAATAATAAAGAACTGACTTATAATGTGAATTCTTTAATTCAGGTTTCAACCAAAGAAATTCTTGCACAACCTCTAAGTCTAAAAAGGGGTACCTTGATTCAATTCCATATGAACCAGCAACATACTCTTCTTTCGCCAAATAAGATTCCATCGAACTATTAAAAAAACTTGGCCAAGGAAAAACGCTTTTTAAATCTTCAGGAAAAAGTCCACCAAAATTACTGTGGTTATATTTCTTAATACCACCAAAACCATAATCTGAAAAAATTTCATCAGCACCTTGTCCAGACAATAGAATTTTTTTTCCATCTTTAATTGCGTTACTACAAACATGTGATAAATGTTTTGCACCATTATCATCAATTAAAGATAACCAATATTCGTTGTAATCACTTGAGTTTGAATAGGTAACAAATTTAAATGTTTCTGTATTATTTTTTATATAATTGTATGCAACATTGATCTCATCAGTGTTTTTAGTTAGAGATTGTTGCTCATTATTATTTAGTAATGAAAATCTCTGATTAAGAATATTTGAGTTTTCTGTGCCGATTACGGTATATGATTTGAATTTTACATTTTGGTTTAGTAATTCACAACAAATAGCCCCACTATCATAACCACCACTAAGACCTATAAATATTTTTTCTCTAATTCCGTTAGTTCTTTTTTTAATTGATTTCTCAAACGCACTAACCCAATCCTCAAAAGTATCTTTGTTTTGGTTCGACACATCAAAATTATGAACTAATCTTTTTTCCAATGGAGTCCTTGTTTTTAGGTCGACAATCAAAGTTGTGTTTGGATCCATCTTTAAGATGTTTGTGTATCCTAATTTTTTTAAAGGGTCACTATATGATGATGTTGCGATACCGTCAGTTAAAGAATAAAAAATTGGTTTAGTTTTAAATGTATCTGTTGATATTATTACTATGTTTTTATTGAAATCTACTAAAGTTATAGCAAATTCTCCATCTAGTTTTTTTATGAAGTTGTATCCGTCTTTAATGTATAGAGGTATTAGACATTCCCCATCTGAATTGTAATCACCAAATTCTTTATAGTTATATATTTCACCATTATAAAGACAAATTATGTTGTCTTGTACAAATGGCTGTGTTTTAAATTCTCCGGTTATACTCAATAAGTTGTGTAGAAATGAATATCCGTTTTTAACAAAAACATTTGTATTGTCAGGACCTCTAAACTTATTAAAGAAATTAACATAATCTACATCTGAGATTTCTTTGTTTGTGAAAATAAAACTACACATATTTATTGACCTTTGATTCTTACTTGAGGCATTATCGGATTTTTTCCTAACCCACCATTAGAAAACCCCGGTAAAATTTTAATGTCAACACCTGTTTTCCAAATAACAAATGGCATACTTATCTGATCTCTTGATGAATATCTAGAAATTTGATCCCACCATCTCAAATTTAATTTTTGTACATTATGAGTATTTTTTCTAATACTTACAGGTAATTCAAACAATCCGTAATTTTCGGGGAACCCTTGAGATCTATAGTAATTTAGTTGATTGTCGACTAAATTAATATGATCATATTTAAGTCTTTTTATTTCTTCTCCTTCTTGATAAGCACAATTTCTAGATGTGTGGACCCAAAGACCTATTTCTGAATCTCCCATGTAATTTTTTATAACTTCAGAGGGATCCATGATAAGGTCGTGAGTGGTATCCATCCAAAACCAATAATCATAGTTAGGAAAAAAAAGATTAGGCAGTACCTTATATATTTTAGCATTTCTCCTCGACTTATATTCTTCATCTAAAGAAAAATCAATGTGAGGAATTTGTTTCCATATCTTGCAGTCGTGTTGCCTGTCAACAAATGCAAAATAATCAACCCCATCAAACTCGATTTCAGGATCCCTCAATGGGTTAGGTAATCCTATATGTGATGTTATAACTGCTATTTTCATAAAGTTTTTTTATATTTTTTCACCCAAGATATTACATTACCTTTAGGAATCCACCCCAACTTGTTTTTAATTTTACTGTTGTCTGCCAAAGTGATATAAGGTTCTAACCTTTGTTCATTGTAAACTTTTTCTGATTCAAATAAATCTGCAATTTCGTTAATACTATAATTGTCACCGTTACCGACATTAAATACATCACCGTTGAAAGATTCTTCATATACTCCGGCTAAATAATTTGCTTCGACAACATCCCCAACATATGTAAAGTCTCTTTTTTGCTCACCATCGTTGGTTATTGTTAAATGTTTAGATTGTTTATATTGATTAGCAAAGATACCAATCACAGTACAATAAGCCCCTTCATCTAACATACCTTCACCATAAACATTGAAATATCTAAGAGATACCGTATCTAAATTGTAGACTTCGGAAAAAAGTTTACAGTATTGCTCTCCAATAAATTTTTGTAATCCATAAGGACTCATTGGGTTGGGGTTTGCAGTTTCAGGTGTTGGGAATATGTTAGTATCACCATAGACACTACTTGATGCTGAATAAATAACTCGTTTTACTTTTGACCTATGTGACGCAACTAAAATTCTCAATGTTGAATCTACATTCGCCCTATTAAAAGAAATTGGGTCTACAATCGAAGGTTGTACCCTTGCTTTGGCTGCAGTGTGGTACACCAAATCAACACCTTCCAAATAATTGACTAAAGTTTCCATATCAATTTCTGAAACATCGGATTTTATAAATTCACAGTTATTTGGGATATTTTCTAATTTACCCGTGCTCAAGTCATCAATTACCAATACTTGATGACCTAAACTTAAAAACTTTTTTACGATATGGTGACCAATAAATCCTGCACCACCTACTACACATACTTTCATTTTAAAAAATTTTTATATTACAATCCATTTTGTGGGATAAATGTCCTTGGTTTGTAAATGTTTATTTATTGGTCCAAACCAATCGGATGGACATATAACTTTTTTATCTTCATTTTTATTTAACCACGCTCCCCACCAACTGAATGTTGAATTTGCAATTATGTTATGATAACACATTGACATTAAATATAGATTTTCAAAATCAGTGTCCCCTTCTATGAAATGGGTATTTTTAAGGAAACTAAAATTTTCTTTACACCATTCTATATCATCTGAAAATATCAAATACTCACAACCCTCACCAATAATATTAGTTGCTTTTTCATAATAGTCAATTGGTTGTACCGTGTGGGAATCGCTCAACCTCACATAATCCCCCCTCCTTATGTGAATTGAGCAAGTTTTTTTTTGGAGTAAGTGGAAATATTTTGTAGTTAACTTATTTTCAATTTCATTGGTAGCTGAGAACAAATTTAAAATCTCATTCCTATAAACATTAAAATATTTTTCAGATTGGAAATATCCGTATAACATGATGTTGTTATGTGCATTAGGTATTTCATTATAATGAAAACGGGGTTCATGGTATAACTGAATATCTGAGGGTATTGACCCAAATTCTATTCTGCTAAAAATATTATTAAAATAATTGTTTATTGGTTTATGTGATCCGTGAGATACAACTTTTGGACAGATAAACTTTTTAGAATCCCTTAAAGATGTTGCATATGCCGCTGCGATTTGAAATAGACAGTTACCTAATCCCCCCATTAAATTTGTACTAATAATATTCATTATATGATATTATATTTTTTTATGACATAGTTTATCTCATCATTAATGTCTAACCTATAGTTGGAACTAATTTGATTTTCATGTAATCTATTCGTAATAAGAGTTTCGGGTATTATTGCGGGTAATCCGTATTTAGTGTAAAAATTATAATAAATCTCACAATCCATGAGCATCACTAGATTATCATCAAAAAGAATGTTAGAATCTTTTCTAAAAGACAAAACGGACGGGGAACTTATTGTGTTTATCCCTCTATATATTGAGTCATTCCAACTTGGGACCATGTAATTCCAATACTTACTGTTATTAGAATCTGTGTGATTACACCCATTGACAACCCACATTACATTATCTTCGAATTTAGAAGAGATCATTTCTAATGATTTATTGTTAAATAAAAAATCGTCTTGGAACATCACCTTAATAATTTTCCCTTTTGAATGTTTGATTGAGTTGTTGGTGTTGGATGGGCTATTACCAATTTTTTCTTGGTTAGTGACATAAACTATATTAATATCAGAAGAGTACTTTTTAACCACATCCTGTATTAGGTTAGTTGTACTGTGGTCCGAAATCACAACTTCAAAGTCTTGGAGTGTTTGAGTTTTAATTGTGTCGAGCAATTTAGACAAATAAACCCCCCCAAAACCATTTTGCTCCCATGTGGGTATACAAATTGAAAATAAAGGACTCATAACAATTTATATGGTTTCATATTTCTAATTTTATCGGCAATTTCGTTTACCAACTTAAGATCGACTTTATGATCATTTATGGGATTTTGTTCGTTATATACATAATTTACATCAGTCATGAATCTATATCTATTTTCTCCGGACATTTCAAGCATCGGGTACATAAAAGATAAATCACCTGTAACTTTCCAAAATTCACCATTCTCATCTTTCAGATCAGATTGATCAATTTTTCTCCATAGGAAAGCTCTCCAAGTTCTGATATGAGATGCAGTAAATCTTACATTCCTAAGATTATCAAAATTTGTTTGTTTTGAAGAAAAACCGGGTTGACCTGTAGAGTATTTAAAACTTCCATTAGCTATCCACACATTTGGGTTTGAGTAAACATTATATATTCTTTCCAAGGCTTTTGAATCAGGTAACCAATCATCTCCGTCTACTTCTACAATTATTTCGTTGTCTTGAATGTTTGGGTTGTTTCTAATTACTTGGTCGTAGTTTCCTGGCTGATACATCTTTTTTTCATTTTTAATTAAAAGGAATCTATCGTCACCTTTAATCATGTTTTCAACTTTAGAGACACTGTTGTCTGTAGAGATGTCATCTGTTATATAACATTTAAAATCTGTATGTGTTTGACCCATAATCGAACCAATACACCTTTCAATATAATTTTCAGCATTAAATAAAGTAGTTACAATTACCATAAGTTTAGTTCATTAATAATTTTATCCATTTTTCTATGATTTCAGAATTAGTAATTGACTCTGAATCGTTGTTTGTTGCGAAGTTTCCTTTAAAAATTGTTCCAGTGGATTCGCATTCATCTTTAACAAGTGATGCAACTTCACTTTTTGAAGAAAGGTAAGCATAATTGATCATGTCGTAAATTTTTTGTTTATCCGAAACAAAACCATATTCAACAACCTTATCATTATCGATAAGAGGTTTTACTTTTTTTTCATAATAATTTTGGTCACTAATATTTCCAAACAAATATATTTTCTCCATACCATCTTCAATTGCTCTCTCGATTGAGACATGGGTTTGTTTGTTCTCATCTATAGATCCCACAATACCCGCAACATTTTTTACAGATTCATCCTTTTCTTTTTTTTCCAAAACTTCTTTTATGTTTGGTATTATTTCAAAAGGACCATTGTACTGATTATGATATTCTCTCTGTTTATTATTTACAAATACAACCGTATCCCAATACTTTTTAATTTTACCAACCTCAAATAAATTTTTTTCGTGACATGATAAAATAATCTTTTTTACATTTGGTCTATCACCTAAATTTAAAAAATGAGTTATTACAATATCATTTTCGTATAATCTAAATTTTTCATCTAAAAGTCCTGATTTGCATTTATCTAAATGCCAAGGGTGTGGACCATAAAAGGTTGTATCTATACCGCTTTCATTAAGTTTATTAGTTAAGTTGATAAATGCGAAAGTTGATCCACCTCGGTCACTCCATCCTGAAATTATTTTAACCATTTATTATTTTATTGTAACAATTTATTAAATCTCCAACATTTTCAAATTTTGACTCTCTGTACATAACATTACATAACGGGTACAAGTTAGTGGCTTCTTTTTTAGACACATCGTCAAAAACATGTATAATGTCATAGTATATTTCTTTTATTTTATATAACTTATTAGGTTCAGCAAGAACAAAACCATTAGGTGTGTTTGACCCCCATTTACCGTCACCGATTTTAAAACCATTTGGTTCGGTTATTGGGTATAAATTAATTGATTTCCCTTTGAAATGATTAATTGTTTTTTGGTCCAAGATACCACAGAAACTAACATTATATTTTGTTTGGTTTAAAATATCAAGTAGGGGTTTTGACGACTCATAGTTTTTAGTATAAATTAGAACCTTTAACCTTGAATTTTTATCTAAATCCATTTTAACTTTCAACGGAAGATTTTCTTTATTATTTTCTGCAAAAATAATTCTGTTTTGTTCCCATTGGTCATTTGTTGCTCCGATTGATTTGTGAGTTACTCTTACATCATACATAACTCCAATTTTAACACCTCTAATGAAATTTCTAAATGAAAAATCAACATCATAAAAGTGAAACCCTTTTATGTTCTCGTTAAATTTTTCTTTGATATTTTTTTTATTTAATGCGATTAAAAGTCCGTCCACCAAAACCACATTTTCAATTTGATTCCCTAAACTCTCTGAGTATTTTGACTCCCATTTTTTTCCTCCGTGTTCGTGATTAACAATACCTTTCATTTTAGAAAAGTCTTCCCACCATTTAGCAGATGAGGGTAGTTGAGTTGACCCGGCAAGACCTAAAATACCATAGTCAGTATTTCTTTTAAAATGTTTAATAATTTTTGTACCCCAATTTTTACTATCAAAATAAATGTCATCATGACACAATACGACGATATCATTTGTCGATTGTTCCAATATCATATTATATGCTTCAGGTAGTGAATACTTACCTTCATTTTCAATTGGTATAATCTGCGGATTTGGTACTCCACATGATTTTTTTAATAGTTCAATAAAACCATCATTAATCTTTCTCGTTGAAAATCCTATAGTAATCATTTTAAACCTGTTGACCCAAACCCATTATCATTTCTGTCTTTTTTTCCAATCTCAGAAATTTTCGTTAAATTAACCCACTTACCATTTACTACCGGACAGAAAACTGCTTGTGCGACTTTTTGACCTTTTTCTATTTTTACCACTTCGTTTGTTGTGTTAAAAATAATAACCTTAACTTCTCCTTGGTAACCACTGTCTACAGTTCCTGGTGAGTTTAAAACCATTAATCCTTGATTAAGGGCTAAACCACTTTTAGACCTTACTTGTATTTCGTAACCATCAGGGATGTCAAATCTTATTCCCGTCGGTATTAGATTTCTACCTAATGGTTGTATCTCAATTTCTTGAGAAGCTCTTAAATCAAATCCCGAATCAGATTCATAAGCATATTCAGGATCTTTGTTGTCGGTACTGTTAGTATATTTTAAATTAACTTTTTTTGTTAAGGAATCTTCAAAATACGAATTTAAATCGTCTTCACTAACACCCATTGATGATAACATTTGTTCAGGGCTGCTCATATCAATTCCATTGAATTTTCCTTGCAACTCTTTCATTATCTTAACACTCTCTCTTAAATTTTTAATATTATCAAACATTTTATTTTAAAGATTTTAATTTCATTATTGCTTCAATTAAAACATCAACATCCTTTTCACAATATTCTGATATTTCATTTAACATGTTATTGCTCCAATATGCCTCGTGAACCATCCCACCATTCACAGGTCCATCTTTAGGTGTTGGGATATCTAAACACGCGCACATTAAATCTAGTGATCCAATTGCTGTGTAAGCACCATATTGCCATACTTCTTTAGTATCAATTGCTTTGACTTCCCACGGTTTAGTGTCGTATGAAGGAAGAATTTTAGATGGCTCCAAACCATTTATGATCATTCTTTTTGCCAACATTGGGATATCAAAGTTCTTTAGGTTATGACCACAAAGATAGAAATCTAATTTGTGGGTTCTATTTAACAAGTTTCTAACCTCAGATAAAAGTTTCTGTTCATCATCACCTGAAAAAGTTTGTTTTTTTACTTCACCATTGTCTAAAACAAATGCCATAGAAACACAAACTATTTTTGCGAACTCAGGAACAAGAGCCGCTCGTTTTTTAAATACTATATCCATGTGTTCCTCTGTGGTCCTACCCTCTCCGAATTCTTTGTCTTCGGGAAATCTTTTTAAAAACCAATCAAAGTATTTGTCAAACTGATGTGCGACAGTAGGATTGGTTTTTATACATGATTGGTAATCAGGGCAACCACCAACAGTTTCAATATCTAAAAATAAAATTTTGGTTAAAGGTACATTTATCATTTTACAAGTGTTTTATATAGTTCAGCTCTGTCTCTTGTCACTTTATTAAGATCGTATGTGTCCTTTACGGTCTCATATAATTTTTGACCTAAATCATAAGCCCAATTAGGGTTATCTATTAGTTTCTTCATATATTTTTGCCAATCACTATGATTTCTAACTTCATCAACCAATAACGCATTACCATCTGTAAATTCACCATTCTTCAATGCATGTTTTAAATCAATACTATAAGGACCAATGTTAGATGCGATAATTGCCTTTTTGTAAAAACCCGCCTCAATTACCTTTAATTGTGATTTAACTCTGTTAAAAATGTGATTTTTAATTGGTGCTAACGATACATCGAATAATCTGTAATTAGAAGCATAACTAGTGACAGGTTTAGTCCATACTCTATGATAAAAAGATTCTTCATCATATGGTTTATCTTCAAATTTCATTAGGAAGTCTTTGTGGGTAGGGTCAACAAACTGATAGTTGTTTGTAAAAATTTCTTCGTACCGAGCCCAAACAGTTTCTTCAGGTCTAATAGGTCTTTGTTTTTGTTCTTTAGTTTGTTGGTTAATTTCTGTAACTGTCCCTCTGATATCAAACCCACAAAGATACATTTCAAATTTATCTTGTTGAGGTTTTAGTTTACTAATAGTTCCGTCAAGTAATTTCAAATCGTGTAAGTGAGATGACCCACCTAACCAACCAAATCTAAGTTTGTCACAAGGTTTTGTTTCGTGTTGGAATTGTGGTTCTTTTGGGTTAATTGCGTTAGGTAGCACATAAACATTTTTATTTAACTTGCTAATTTCTGCGGCAAAAACAGAAGTTGTTGTTGTCACATGTTGAGCAACTTTTAAGTTGTTCATAATTTTTTGGTGCAACTTATTTTCGATAACTAATTGGTGAACTGGATGTTCTTTTGTTGGTAACCAATAATCGTCAATATCGGCAATAGTAACAATACCCAATAAATTTAACTTTTGTATGAGGTTCACAGAATTATCATAGTCGTGACCTATTGTTCTATGAAAATGAACTATATCGTATTGTTTCCAATAATTTAGATCATTTACTTTAGGTTCGTAATCAATATCAACATGAAATTCATCTGAATGATTATTTTGTAGACATACATGTGGATCCACACTTCTAAATTTACCAACACCTGTCTTATCTGATGGTAATACCAATACCTTAATTTTACTCATAAATGAAATTATTTTAAGTAAAAAGTAGGTATTATAAATCAAAAAATCCACCCTTGTGAGGTGGATTATTTATTATTGTACTAATTTCTTAACTTTCGTGACCCTACCAATAAAAAGGTGATTTCCTACTTTGAATTGTATGGTATCATTTGAGTTAGTTGTTGACTCAACTAACATACCTGATTGTCGTAATTCTTCTTGGACAACATCTTTTACGGTATCTCTAACAACATCCCTAATCATAGATTTCATTTCATTCATATTGAAATTAGATGGTGATGGTTGTTGTTGTGGATTGGTTGTTAAATTCTTAACTGACTGAGGTTGTTGATCTGATGAACTTCTGTTTAAATTCATCAGCCTTTGTGCTCCCTCAATGACATCATCACTAATTACTGATCCACCATTCATAGAACTAGGTTGAACAATTGGTTGTTCGATCATTAATTTTTTTATTTCGTCTGGTAATTTTGAATTTTTAATTCTACTCTCCTCGATAGGTTGTGATGGATCAAAACTTGACCTTTGTGGTGTTGATATTTCACTGGCAAACTCTTGAGGGATATTGTAAGACGCTTGTGGAGTTTGGAAGTTCTCTACCATTGGGGTTGATGGGGTCGCGTTACCCCTTTGGATATTACTATGAGCATCCATTATTTTTTTTGACATTGCTAATTTCTGCATTAAATCTGACATACTATGCTATATTTTCTTCGTTATTAAATTTTGCGTTAACCAAAACTTGTATCATAGACCTATCACCATTAGGGTTATATAAAGGTCTAACTTCAGTAAAATTATCCATTGTAGGCTTAAATGTAAATATTTTATCTACTCTGAACAACCTCCATCCTGGTAAAATATTACCTTCATTGTTTGCTGAGTATGAAGAACCTTCTCTTTCCCAAGCCCTTAAAACTAAATTGTTTTTTTTACTAAAACCTAAACATACGGGTTCTATGGTGCGATAACCCTTACCTCCGTTATCTTTACCATTATAATATATTGTAATAACTTTCTTATTTTTTACCGCATCAGTAATATCACTGATCGCAGCAATTTCTGTTATTAGACCCTTAAGGTTATTTAGAAGTTTCATTGAACAATGTAGTATGGGTTGAAAGAATTATATTTATTAACCTTTATGTCATCTTTTCTTTCTGCGACATCGGTACTCGTACCAATATTTTGGTTGTATATATCTAATTCTACACCAGTACCTCTACCAATTTTATCTCCGTTTGCTAACGCATCAGGATGGACTGGAGAATATTGATCTTCAGTGTTGAAGTCATTTCTTGCAAACAATTTTCTTCTTTGTTCGTCAGCAACTGATGACATTGCATTGCTAGGTTGACTGAAATCTAATTTATCTGATTGTACTGCCATTTTTTAAAATCCCTTTATTAGTTTATTTATTCGTCTGATTTGATTTTCAACCTTCAATTCGTCGGATGTTGATCCGTGTTTATCGTTAAGATTAAAAGAATTCTTTTCGTGTGAATCAAGGTATTGATTGGCCATACCAGCATCAGACTTAATTTTTTTTGCTGAATTATCACCATCTCGCCACACTCTTAAAACTTCGTCACACCAAGTTTTCATTCGATCACCCCCATTCAATATGAATGGAGCGTCTTTTTTATCACCACTATAAGAATCAAACCAATTTTTAATTCTTTTTATTTGTTGGTATGTTGCAACTTTACTTTTTTGAAACTCTTGGTTTCTATTATAACCTTCTGTATTTGAATCGGCAGACACAGAATCAAAACAAACCTTTAAGTGTTTGATTAAAGTGTCTGGCAATTTTGCAGTTTTATTATATAAGTTACTGTTCATTTTTAATTAGTTCAATTAACTCTTTTACACTTATGTTATTATCCTTAGCGACTCTCTTCAAAGATTTAATATTCCTCAAAAGCAAATGGTTAATTTCCTTGCTTTTATTTTTCAAATCATCGTCATTTGATTTGTTTACTAATGTGTCTTCTATAATGTCTTTTGATTCATCAATTTCTTTTTCTTTAAGAATAAGTCTATCTATGAAATTTTTTAACTTGGATATTTTCTTAGGTGCTTTTTTGTCTCTACCTTTTTCTTTTCCTTGGTCTAATGTTCTTTGTGTTGCAGCATCTTTGTCTAAACCTAATTCTTTTTCAAAATACTTTTCAGTTTCCTTAGCGTCCATAAACTTGGTTTTTTTATAACCAAAGGCTTTCGACATATCTTCTTCTTTTACATGACCTTCACCATAGTAACCATACCACCCCCTCAAAAGTGGATCTCTTGGGTTTCTAGCTGCTGGCACTATTTGGTCAGTTGTTTTTGTACCGACTCCTGTACTTGCAGGATCCAAAATAGGAATACTTGACGATAACCAAGTTCCATCCGCATCGATTAATTCGGTAACTTCTTCCTCCTTAGAATCTTCTTTCTCAACCTTAGATTTGAATATGTCATGACTTTTACAAGGCATATATTTTCTCTCACCATCTTCGTTATGATAATGAAAGCCTGAGCACCCTAAAGTTTTTGCAACTCTCTCGGCTCTTTCTTTTGTTGAGTATTTATAACTTTTCATTGCAGCTTTTACCTATAAATACTTCAGTTAAAGTATTTATCATAAAAAAGTATGCCAACTCAGAATCTTAATTCATATTATTACCCAAGGTATAGATCAGTTTTGAACTTTGGTCAGTATTTTGACCTTACACTAGCGTCGGATGAAAGGAACTATAATGAGGAGGCGGTATTTTCAAACCTATTGATTGGTGAAAATGATGGTAATAGATTGCCAATCAATATTGACCTTTCTAAGTCTGATTGTAGTAGCCAACTAATTATAAATTTTGGTCAATATCTTTCAGGTAATACCTTATTATCTAAAAATTATTACAACCCAAACGGTGTTGATATAAATTGTTTTTCTGCGTTTACAGGGGTATGTGATGTTGGTTTGGTCGCAACAGATAATGGATTGTTTACTGAGATGTCAGGAGAGACTTTGTATTACTCGATGGGTATCAGAAATGATTACAAGTTTCACCCACATTACTACGATAGAAGATTCAAAATGCATCCTGTGACAGGGTATACATCTTCACCAAATCAAGTATTTTCAGGTAGACCTAAAAATACAATTTATAACATAGTATCTAGATACAGTAACTTTGTGGGATATTACCAAGATTTGTACGGTGGATTCTACCAAGGATTTTATAAACTTTTTGGATTTGATTATGAAGTTTTCCCAGAAAGGGTAAATCAAGGATGGACGGTAGAAATGTTATTAAGACCAAGAAATAATGAGGCATATTCCATTACCACAGGACAAACTTATTTGAATGGAATCTACAGTGGGAATGCTGGAACTTTTTTTCATTTTGGCACAAGAGCGGAAAATAAATATTATCATTTTGCTTCAGGTAGTCCAGAATCTGATTCGGGGTATACTAGAACATTTACATCAGGGTTAACTGAAATGAAAACTTGCTCGTGTTCCGATACAGGAGTCACTAATTCTGAATGTCACTACATTTACCCAAAAAGTGCAACAACTGCGTACCATAACATTGGGTGTGGGTGTGGGGCTTGTACTGAACAACTTCCCGTACCACCTTTAGATCCTATGTTTGATGTGGTATCCAACGGACTTTCATTGAGGTTCAGTGGTTGTCCCGCAAACCCAAGAATATGTGTTAAATACATTAAAATCACGGGAGACTGTGTGACTACAGGAACATGTGAAACAACTGGTGTAACTTTTCAAACGGGATACACAATTACTGAAGTTTGCACAGAACCTATTTATGATGTCTGTGATTATGTATGTACAGCAATTACTCAGGACCGATGGGTTATGGTAAGTGCCGTTTTTGAACGATATACAGCAATTGAGGATTGTGACCTATTGAACTTAGGTGGATTGAATGATGTTAGGGTTGAAACATACCAATCAAGTATAAATGGAACAACTTATAACTTGATAATGCCTCCAGAAACACATTCAGGTGATACGAAAGAAAATAAAGTTTACCAAGTTAAATTTGATCACAAATGGTTCGATGATGCATGGTACCGAATGGGAAGACTTAAAATTTATGCTAACGGATATCTATTTTTGGTTATTGAAAATTTTGAAGAGATAATACCAAGAGAATTAAACACCGAAAAGGAAAAACAAATTGGAGTACCATTTAATATTTCATTTGGGGGAGGGTCTCAAGGATTACACGACCATTTAATATTTTCATCTTCAACTTTACCATACGGACCTTATCAACAGGATCCGGAACTATTTCCCAATAACATACTTTCTGCAACAACTTTTAGTGCGTTATCGACAAACATTTTAGTAGAACAAACTTTTGGTGGATCATTTATGGGAGGTATTTCACAATTTAGAATGTATACCGAACCTTTACAATCTCCTTCTATACAACATAACTTTAGAATATTAGAACAACAATATCAACTTTTCAATTATTGGTGTCCTAACTGTTTGAATCCATCTACACCGACACCAACACCAGGAGCGACCCCTACACCGACACCAACACCAACAATGACTCCTACCCCAACACCAACCCCTACGCTTAATATTCAACCAACTTTTTGGGCAAGTTACAGAATGTCAGATAATGATAATACACCATGGAACTCATTTATTTATGTTGCAAACGCTCAAGCAGCCCAAGTAATAGTATGTAATAATAATTCGTATGCCGGAATGATAGGAACTATCACAGGCCCCCTATCTGTTGGTTCATTTGTTGGTGGGTTTTATGATTCTAGTAGTCCGTTTGGTGAGGGTAATTATATAGTAAGTAACAATGGTGTAATTGCGTATGGCCTTTATCAATTATATTGGGTTGTAATAAATGCTAGCGGCATAGTTACTGAATATGTACCATTAAATCCACCTTGTTAATTTAATATAATATATGGAATTTTTTATAAATCAAAACTCAACATTACCAATTCTAAAAATGGATGTCGTATTCGATGGAAGAACTGACGCATACAAAGAATTTTATTCAATTTTAGATAATGCGAATATTAGATTTTCAATGACTTTAGAAAGTAACGGGGCCGAAAAAATATCAATGCAACCCGCGTATTTAGTGGAAAAAGATAAAACATCTGCAGAATCAACTCAAGAATATTACATTTATTACAAATGGAAAACTAAGGACACCAATAGACCAGGTAGATACAAAGGTGAATTTTCCATAACCTTAGATAATGGAGAATTGATAGTACCAATAAGAGAAAATCTTTACATCAATATTATTTGACAAGGGTAAATTTTACACTTATATTTTAGACAAAGGTAAATGTTACACTCATGTGACAGCTAATACGCCAAACTTAAATATAAAAATTATGGTTCCACAAGAAGAAATTGAACGCTTTTTATTAGGCGAAGACGAAGAAAAATATATCGTTTCACTCGAGTACGATTACAAAACATCAAAAATTTATAAAGTAATTCAAGACCCAATTAAAGGTAAATTATTACGCCCTGATACATTTATTCCGTTTGCATGGGTCGGTGATTTAAAAGGTAAAAACTTTTATAAAAGTGATAAACATTCTCAAAAAAGAGCAATGAGTGAAAATGGAATTATTATTGAAAAATTAGACACTCATGGAGACGAAAGACTCGAAAATGGATTAAAGTATATCGTAAAGACAACAAAGTCATATTCAAACCTCGTAAACTTTTTTAAGGGTGGTGGATTAGATCCATGGGGTAGAGATAACACGGACAGTATACAAATCCTATCACCCGTAGAACAATACCTAATTCAAAAAAACAAACGACTTTTTAAAGGTTTCGAAGAATACGATGAAATCCACAGGTTTGTATTCGATATCGAGACCACAGGACTTGACCCCAAAACAAGTAAAATATTCTTGATTGGGATGAAAGACAATCGTGGTTTCTTGAAATTATTATCAGCACAAAATGAAGATGAGGAAAGACAAATGATTGTCGATTTCTTTAAAACTATTGATGAACTAAAACCTTCTTTGGTTGGTGGTTATAACTCAGCCTTCTTTGACTTCCCATTTATTTTAAAAAGAGCCGAGATATTAAAACTTAATATCAAAAAAATCTGTAAAACCTTACACCCCGATTATACTCTGAAACAAAAAGATGGTATCTTGAAGTTAGCAAATGAAATGGAACCTTATGTCCAAACTCAGATGTGGGGATATAACATTGTGGATATTGCACATGCCGTTCGTAGAGCACAAGCAATCAATTCAGATATCAAGAGTTGGTCTTTGAAGTATATTACTAAGTTTATTGAGGCTGAAAAACCTAATCGTGTTTATGTTGAGGGGGATAAAATTGGTAAAATCTATTTCGATAACGAAGAGTTTTGGATGAACAAAGAAAATGGGGCATACAAAAAAGTTGGGTTTGATTCTAAAATAGATGAGATATGTAAAAGACGAGATGATGTTTATCATTTAATTACCGGATCAAAGATTATTGAAGATTACTTGGACGATGACCTTTATGAAACTATGATTGTTGACGAGCAGTTTAACCAAGCAAACTTCCTACTTTCTAAACTTGTACCAACAACATATGAAAGACTTTCAACAATGGGAACTGCAACATTATGGAAAATGATTATGTCCTCATGGTCTTATAAACATAACTTAGCATTACCAAGAAAATTGGAAAAAAGAAAGTTTACGGGAGGTCTTTCTCGTTTGGTACAAGTTGGGTTCTCTAAAAATGTATTAAAACTTGACTACTCTTCACTATACCCATCTATTCAGTTGGTTCATGATGTCTTTCCCGCTTGTGATGTTACAGGTGCGATGAAGAGTATGTTAAAGTATTTCCGTGATACTCGTATCAAATACAAGAACTTGGCAAGTGAATTTAAAACAATAGACCCAAAACTTGCAATTTCATATGATAGAAAGCAGTTACCAATTAAAATCTTCATCAACGCTTTCTTTGGTTCATTATCAGCACCACAAGTGTTTCCGTGGGGGGATATTGATATGGGTGAACAGATTACTTGTACAGGTAGACAATATCTTCGTCAGATGATTATGTTTTTTATGAAACGAGGTTATGTTCCACTTGTAATGGACACGGATGGTGTGAACTTTGAAACTCCGTCAGACCGTGATGAATACAAATACATAGGTAAAGGTCTTAACGGATTGGTTAAAGAAGGAAAAGAATATGTCGGCGCTGAAGCGGATGTTGCGGAATACAATGATTTGTTTTTGAGGGGTGAAATGGGATTGGATATTGACGGTGTTTGGCCATCTACAATTAATGTTGCTCGTAAAAACTACGCACTTCTTACCGATAAAGGAAAAGTAAAACTTACGGGTAATACAATTAAGTCTAAAAAACTTCAAACATATGTTGCTGAGTTCTTGGATAAAGGTCTTCGAATGTTATTAGATGGTAAGGGCGGTGAGTTTTTAGATTTCTATTACGAGTATGTGGATAAGTTGTATAACCGACAAATTCCTTTGGCTAAAATCGCAAATAAGGCTCGTGTTAAACAGTCTATTGATGATTATAAAGTTCACATCACAAAAACCACAAAGGCAGGTAACATGATGTCTCGTCAAGCTCACATGGAACTTTTGATTAAGGAGGGTAAGAACCCTGGTCTTGGTGATACAATTTTTTATGTTAATAACGGTGAAAAGAAATCACACGGAGATGTTCAAAAGAAAAAAGACGAATTAGTTTTAAATTGTTATTTGATTGATGAAAAAGAAATAGAAAGGAACCCCGATTTATTAGGTGAGTATAACATTGCAAGATATATGGCGGCGTTTAATAAAAGGATTGAACCACTATTGGTTGTATACAAACCTGAAATCAGAGAAGATATTTTAATTGAGGACCCTAAGGACAGACCTATATTCACAAAGACACAAACAGAACTTGTGAGAGGCTACCCAATGAAAGAAGCGCACCAAGATACATTAGAGGAAGTTTTATCACTGTCAGACATGGAATTAACATTTTGGAAAAATGTTGGGATAGATCCGTATTACATGTATATTGATGACACTTTAAATTTAGTTGATGTAGAGTGGGTTGAAAAAAATAGAGTTATGATGGAGGAATATGTGAAACAAAACAAAAAAATTGACCAAGAAGAATTCTATGAGTTTGATGTGGACGGTGATCTTATGTCGTTATCGTTTGATTAGGAATTTTTTAAACCGTCAGATGAAAGTATATACCAAAAACCATTTATATATTTAAATTCAACACATGACCCTTTATCAAGTTCCACTTCATTAAACTCTTCATCAATTAAACTTTCAGTTTTTACTAAAACTTTGGTTAATGATTTAACAACTACATGGTCAGTGTTGTTATGATTTAAATATAATTCGTGATTTTCTTCACCTTTATAAACAATCACATATTCACCATTTGTAGTATAGTCTTGACTAATTACTACTGCGGAGTCCGATGTCTCAATTTGATTTCCATTAATAATTCTTAATGAAGGTATGGATCTAAAAACTGGCATATTTTAATTATATGACGGTATATGGACTTGTAAATGGTCTAAACTTAAGGGTTTTGTTCATATTTTCAGCCTGTAACCCTTTAATTTCCCATTGTTTTTCCGGTCTTAGTCTTTCTAAACGAGTTTTTAATTCTTCCCATAACATAGCTTTTTCATCTTTTGCTTCTGTTTGTAAACTCTGATATTCTAGTGTAAGTTCTGAATCTGGTGTTTTTAAGTTTCCACTATATTTTCCTCTTACTCTTGCCAATGTTTCTTTACAATACGCTGTAAACCATCTTCTTACCCAAGTTTGTGCCGGTGAGTTCAATTCGTCCCATCTCATTTCATCGATAGGAACATCTGAAGGAAGTTTTACAACATCCTTATTTGCTGCTAAACAACCATCCCTATCAAATGTATCGTAGTACCAATACCATACTCTATATTTTTGGAAATTAATATTCCCAAAGTCAAATTTTCCACCAGGTACATTCATTAAATGTAATGCCTTTTTACCTTCAGGTAATGCTGTAATTCGATATGTAAGTTCACCTGTAATTATTCTTCTTTTAATATTGATGTCCGACATTCTCAAAAGGATGTCAAAGGCAGGTGTAATAAAATAATTACCTGTCGTACCCATTTGAGAAAATCCAGCTCCCCCACCCAATCCAATACCACCGAATCCACCAAATCCACCCATGAATGGATCAAAGTAAGCTGCGTCTAATTCTGATCTTGAAAACCAAAGTAATTCATTTACTTCTCTACCTGCCGGTATTTCATATATCTGTTGGTGAGGTACTAACTCAATATAGTCTTTTTTCAATACCCAATCACCACCAGCTTGGAGACCCACGATTTTAGAATAAGCGTATGTATATTGAGTTTCCCAATCTAATGATCTTGTTGTAAAGGCTCTCGTTAGCGATTGTTCATCTAAGTTCATTCCGTAAAGTGAGGACCACTGACTTTCAATCAACCAATCATTAACATGTTGTGCGTAATCTTGTACTGATAATTCTAAAAGTGAGTCCAACATTTCATCTTCGAGTTCGACTGAACGCAATGGTGCCCCCAAAAGATTTTTAATTCTTTTGTAAAGTTTACTTCTTTCTGGTTCTGTAATTATTGCTGTGGACATAAGAATATTTTCTATATAAATATCTTATAAATAAAAAGACATTAAAATTTCCTTTTGGTTTGTGTGGTGTAGAGATCATTTACGAACCCCCAATTTACAACTTTCCAAAAATTACTAATATATTTGTCTCTTTCATTTTTGTACTTGAGGTAATATGCGTGTTCCCATAAATCTAATCCTAATAGTGGATACCCCCCGTTTTTTTCAATATCCATTAATGGGTTATCTTGGTTTGCTGTAGTGACAATTTTAAGACCATTTGTTTTGGTTAAAACCAACCAAACCCATCCTGAACCAAATCTACTTTTGGCTTCTGATTCAAATTTTTCTTTAAATTTTTCAAAAGACCCAAAGTGTTTGTCAATTTTAGTTTTAATAGGATCTATTAATTCTTGTTTTTTGGGTGAAAGCATTTTCCAAAAAAGAGCGTGATTAAAAGCCCCACCACCATTATTTCTAACTTTTGTATTAAATTTTGAAATTTTGAGTATTATTTCTTCTAAATCTAAATCTTTACCTGAAATCTTATCTAATTCTAAATTTAATTTTTCAACATACCCTTTATAGTGTTTGTTATAATGAGTTTTCATAGTTTCAGTATCTATGAATTTTCCTAACGAATCAAAATCGTATGGTAATTTATCGATACTAATGTGTTTAATTTCACTTATAATTTTTTCATTATTAAATGAAACTATTTCCAACTTATTTTCTATCTCATTTATTTTTTTTTCAAACTTTGTATAGATAATGTCTTCTAATTTTTTGTTACTTTTTTCGAAGTTTTTAACATCTTTACCTGAAATCGCATTAGCATCATCTTCGTTTTCACCACCAATGTCTTTTCCCTTTTTTCTTTTTAAAACGGTTCTTTGGTATTCGTGTTGCCACTCATGAGACAATGTTCTTAAAATATCACGATTTAATCTGTCTTTAACTAACACTTTTAGAACACTACTATCGGTTCTCGACCCCGTGGTCATAGTACCGAATCTTTTGTTTGTGAAAATTATTTTAACATCACCTTTAAGGGGATATTCTTTTTTAAGATAAGTAATAAATCTTTTGATTAATAATTCTTGATCTACTTTTGGCGTGATTCCTTTATATGATATTTCAACATTCATATGTATAAATATCACCTTTGTTTAGAAATCATATTTAACATTTCTTCTATTGTGGATGCGTCATCCATCATATCATCACCCATTACTGTAGAAATGATCTTTTTCTTTCTATTTAGTATATCGTAGATTGCACCCTCAATTGTATTTTCAAAAATAGGATAATATACTGATGTTGAATTTTTTTGTCCAATTCTATGTGATCTATCTTCAGCTTGCGAATGTTCTGCAGGTACAAAAGATAAATCATTCATGATTACAGCTTCCGCTGAGGTTAAAGTTAATCCAACCCCCGCTGCTTTTAAATTACCAACAAATACTTTTATTTTATCGTTCGTTTGAAATTCGTCTACAGAATTTTGTCGGTGCGGTTTCGAACAAGATCCATCTAAATAGACTGCAGACTTACCAAAGTGATTATAAATTTCTTGTAGTGTATCTGTAAAATTTGTAAAAATAATAACTTTTTTACCTTGGTCTATAATATTCTCAGCAAGTTCTATAGTGCTTTTTACTTTCTCACTTGCAATTATTTTTCTCACTTTCATTAATTTCCCAAACTGCAAAGTTAATGATGACGATTCTTCACTATTGTTGTCATACCAATCAAAATACTCACCCATCAAATCTTCATAGTCTTTTGATTTAAGTCTTAAATAGACAGGTGTGATAATTTTTTCAGGTAAATCTAAAACATCTTCTTTTAGTCTTCTGAGGATGTGAGTTTGTGTCCTATCTCTTAATTCATCTAAGTTTGAGGCTCCCGTAACATTCCAAACTTTTCTTTTCCCAACACTAAATTGGAATCCGTTACAATATCTTTTAGCATACGCCATCCAATTCATAGCAACAGGACTGTCAACAAGATTTAAAAGATTATAATAATTCATAGGTCTGGATGTCATTGGGGTTCCCGATAATAACCACACCCTTGTTGATTTTTGTGTTATATCATTAACTATTTTTGTCCTTTGAGCTTGGGGATTAGAGATCATATGAGCCTCGTCCATAATAATAAGATCAAAGTTAGACTTTAAAATTGTGGATTCATCTTTCTTTTTTGGGTCGTGAAAATTTTTAAGTATGTCATAATTGATGATGACAAAATCGTGTTCGTCTGAAAACTTTTTTCCTTCAGAAATATAAACAGATCTATCTGAGTAGTTTTCAATCTCTCTTTGCCAATTTATTTTCAAAGAAGCGGGACAAACAATTAATATTTTTTTAGCTCTCGTCTCAAGTGCTGCGATAATTGTTGCAGTAGTCTTACCAAGACCCATATCATCTGCCAAAATAAACTTTTTGTTTCTAACAAGTTTTTCTATTGCTTCTTTTTGGTGATCCATCGGAGGTCTGTGATTATATTTATCATATTCAATAAGCACATTTTTAACTTCATTGTCTTTAATTAGCGCTGATTTTGGCATCCAAAAATCATGTAAAGTTTCACCTGAAAATATTTTACCCCAAATATGATAAGCTTTGTCTTTTTCAACTAATAACTTTTCTACATATATTTCTGACGGTTCTTTCGTGTACATTTTGTCCTCCATCAGTTTTTTCCCAAAGTAACTATCTAACTTGACCCACTTTTTTGCAACTTTAGGTGTTGTGTTTTTGTAAAGGTTGATGTAATCCGATTGACTTCTTGTTGGTGTAAAAGATCTACTATTTTCTTTTTTATGTTTCAAATTTAGAATATAGTTATTTGACCCGTCATAACTTTCAAGTGCGACGAGTGCTTTAGATTCGGGGGTTTTAGGAATAAAATCTTCCATAATTAATAATTAAAAATAAGTATTAACAACTAAAAAATCAATCAAAGTATTTATAGATATGGCAGATAATAGAGTTCCAATTACTAGACTTAATAAGTTTTTTTCAGAACAGGACTTTGATTTGGACCTTTCGATGGGTGAAGAATGGTTATTAGGTGATATGAATTTCACACTTGTTTTGTATCGAGTAGATAGACAACGAACCGATACTGATGATGTTTACGGTGAGGCTATTTCAGATGCTATACAATTTTTACCTCCTGTTGAATTTAAGGGATATGTCAAAATAGATACTCCTACTAATTCAGATTTAGGATCTTCAAAACTTTATCAGTCGGAACCTGGTAATCTAACAGTTAGTGTTTACCAAAAAACATTAGTAGAACTTGCTGTGGAAATTTCTTTAGGTGATTATATTGGTTATTACGAAACAGAAAATAGAGTTAGGTATTATAGTGTTGTTGATGATGGTAGGGTTGTTTCTGATTTGAAACATTCATACGGAGGATATAAACCGTTTTATAGAACCATAAAAGCGGCTCCTGTTACGGATAACGAATTTAGAGGAATATAATTATGGCTTTACCAAAACAATTTATAAAAAAACTTCCTTTAGTCCCTCAGAAAGTTGGGGTAGAACGAAGACAGGAATTGTTGGAAGAAATAACCGACAAAGGAACTTATTTACCAAAGGGTGTTTTACATGCCGATTTGGATAGGGGGATGTTAGACTTTGTAAAGAACCAACTAAAGTTAGTTGTTGATGAAAAAAAAGTACCGACAATAGATAGAATCATTACAAACCAAAGTTGGATTCAATTTACAGAAACTTGGGACTTTAAGGATTTAGATAGTAATATAACATTACCATTTATATCTACTGTTAGAATGCCTGAAGTAAAATACGGAACTAATAATGCTGGTAGAGCAAATATTCCAGAAAGAAGACAGTTCTTCTATTACAGTGTCCCAACTTGGGACGGTCAAAGAAAAGGTGCGGATGTTTATAAAATACCACAACCAATTCCGGTAGATATTACTTATAATGTAAGAATATTTTGTAATAGAATGAGAGAGGTAAATGACTTCAACAAAATTATGATGAGAACATTTACTTCAAAACAAGCATATACGCAAATCAAAGGACACTACATTCCAATGACATTGGAGGATGTTTCAGATGAATCAGTAAAAGAAATAGAAAAAAGAAAATATTACATATCGACATATAAAATACTAATGATGGGTATTTTGATAGATGAAGAAGAGTTTGAGGTTACTCCAGCAATTTCAAGACAAGTTTCACTTTTTGAATTTGATACAAGAAAAAAATCAAAAAGGGCGGTTATTGAACCACCGAATCCCACAGATTTTAATTTAGACTTTTTGTTTGTCACAGGTAATACTTCATTGACAGAGGTATTCAGATATAATGCAGATATTAGAATCTTAAGAACTGACAATGTCGAAAGTTGCTATAAAATATTTTACACATCCACAACTAATAATACTTTAAGTTACACTGTTTGTAACGGATCACCAACTACATTATCGCTTTCGCCGGGTAATACAGGAAATGTTTGTGTACAAGGTGGGTCTACACCCACATTATCAAATACTACTGGGGGAACTATCACGACTTCATCTTCATGTACACCAGGATATTCAGTATATGTAACAAGAAATTTTGTAACATATTATTTGGGTGATGATATTGAGACAATTCAAGTAAATGCTGGAGACACTTTGAATGTGCAAGTAAATAAATTGAATTCCTCTGAGTCAGCAACAATTTATACTAATGTTACTTTAGTATAATTACTCACCGTATATATCTTTTACTTCTTCACAATTTTTTTTAATCAGATTTTCCAAAAATTTATATATCTTAAGTCCCTTCTTTTCACAGTACTTTTTTAGTAGTTCATGACTTTCTACTGATATTTTTATGTTTTTGATTTTTTTCATTAGAAATAAATATTTTATTAGGCAGAAAAAAGGCAGAAAAAATACATACTTCCTTTAAAATAATAGAATCAGAGTCAGTTTTTTACTTTTTGATGATGTATTTATAGATAAAATAAATCATTTATTAATAACTAAAAATGGCTTCATCAACAAAAGTATTTGTGTCTCCTGGTGTGTATACATCTGAAAGAGATTTAACATTTGTTGCACAGAGTGTGGGTGTAACAACTCTTGGTTTGGTGGGTGAGACTTTACAAGGTCCAGCTTTCGAACCAATTTTTATAACAAATTTTGATGAGTACCAAGTGTATTTTGGTGGTACTAGTCCTGAAAAATTTGTTAACACACAAATCCCTAAATATGAAACTTCATATATCGCTAAATCTTACTTACAACAATCAAATCAGTTGTTTGTGACAAGAGTTTTAGGTTTATCAGGATATGATGCTGGACCGTCTTGGTCTATTACCACTATAGGTAATATAGATCCTGCGACTTTATCGGCAACAACTAGTACAGGACCTCAAACAGTACAGTTTACAGGTACCACAGGATCAAGTGCTAATATTACTATCACATCAGTACCTGCTGGATTAAGTTCTGATTTTTACAGTACTTACACACAATATGACGGTGGAACTTCATCTTTAAATGCTGATTTCCAATCCTACATTTCCACCCAACTCGGATACTATGTAGCAGCATCACCACTTACGGGTACAACTTCACAATTCTGGGGTTCTGTAAGTCAATCAACCGCAAACTCAACAACAGGTGTTACATTAAACGGTTCGGGTACGGTCTCAGCATCTACCGAAACTTTCGGAGTTCCAAGTATATTGTTTACTTCTACAAATGTTTCGGCATCCACAAACGATGCTTGGTACTATGCATTATTTGATTATACTCCAGCATCACCGACAGGTACTTATGCGGGTTATGGTTTTGGCGCATCAATGGCCACTATCACTACAGGTGCAACGGCAGGAACATATTCAGGTACTGTTTCTGTATTCTATAGTAACTATGTTGCAACCGCAAACACAACATGGGATAATGTTGTAGTTACAACATTAAGATCACGAGGTATTACCAATTATTCTTCATCACAAAACGGACCACTTTATCAAGTAACGGGCACAACAGATGTGAGTATGGTTTGTACAGGTGCATACTCAGGTGTGTCGACAGACCCATATGCAACATTCTTAATTACCGGTACAACAAAAGATTCTGACACTTTCAGTTTTGAAACGTCGATGCTTACTTCGGATTCGGAATATATTTCTAAAGTATTCGGTAGAAGTAATTTTGCAAAAGACAGAACAGAAGTTCCATTATTTGTTGAGGAGGTTTATAGTAGTCTTCTTTTAAATGGTTATAGACAAGGTTATGTCAGAGGTTTAAATTGTAATTTAGTTGAATTAAATAGTGCTAAATCATTAGCTACAAACTCAATCGGGTTTTACATGGAGCAGTATCAGACTCCTGAGACACCATATGTTGTTTCTGAATTGAGGGGTAATAAAGTATACAAACTTTTTAAATTCAAATTAATTTCTGATGGTAATGCGGCAAACAGATTAGTTAAAATATCAATTGCAAATATGTCATTTAACAACAGAACATTTGATGTGTTTGTTAGAGATTTCTACGATAATGATCAAAATGTGAGAGTAATTGAAAGTTTTACAAACTGTTCATTAGACCCAACTCAAAACAACTTTGTTGCTAATAAAATTGGTACATCAAACGGAGAATATAACTTGAATTCAAAATATATAATGTTAGAAATGAGTGATGAGGCACCTGAAGACGCATTACCATGTGGTTTTGAGGGTTACACCATGAGATTATATGATGATGCAACACCTCCATTCATTGTTTACAAAACTAAATATTTGAAACCTGGTGACTTAATTTATAACCCACCTTTCGGATCTACTTCAGGGGGAGACAATTCAGTAATTTCAAATGGTGAAAACCCAAGAAAGGCATACTTAGGTATTTCTAACATCACCGGAGTTGACTACGACTTCTTCGATTACAAAGGTAAACAACAACCTGCGAACATAGCAACAGATACTACAGGTCCTGAATGGAACTACCAAGTTAAAGGTTTCCACATGGATAGTGGGGCCACTGTGGTAACAATCGCAGCAGGATTTAACACTTCTGGTGAAACGGCATTCGAAGTAGGTGTCGGGTCATTTAATTCTGAACCAACCGATGTAGACAACCCATACTATCGTTTGAATACTCGTAAGTTTACATTGTATCCTGCGGGTGGTTTTGACGGATGGGACATCTATAGAGAATACAGAACAAACGCCGATACATACGCACTTGGTCAAACAGGTTATAAATTTGGTGCAGCTCCATCCACAACTTATCCAACAGCAACTGGATGGGGAGCTTTCAAACAAATTTCAGGACCTAACCAAGAGGTTTGGGCAAACACTGACTACTACGCTTACAAATGGGGTCAAACAACCTTCAATAATCCTGAAGCGGTAAACATCAATATATTTACAACACCGGGTATCGATTATGTGAACAACTCTAACTTGGTTGAAGACGCAATTGATTTAATTGAATCAGATAGAGCAGACTCAATTTACATTTGTACTACTCCTGATTTTAACATGTTCTTACCAACATGGAATGATGTGTCAGAAGGTTTAATATACCCACAAGAAGCTGTGGACAACTTAGAGGAGACAGGAATTGACTCTAACTACACGGCTACTTACTACCCATGGGTATTAACAAGAGATACTGTGAACAATACACAAATCTATTTACCACCAACGGCTGAAGTTGTAAGAAACTTAGCTTTGACTGATAATATTGCTTTCCCTTGGTTCGCATCTGCAGGATATACAAGAGGTTTGGTAAATTCAATCAAAGCAAGAAGAAAACTTACACAAGAAGATAGAGACACACTTTACAAAGGTAGAATTAACCCAATTGCAACTTTCTCAGATGTGGGTACAGTAATTTGGGGTAATAAAACTTTACAAATTAAAGAGTCTGCGCTTGACAGAATTAATGTTAGAAGACTATTACTTCAAGCTCGTAAATTGATTTCGGCAGTGGCAATCAGATTGTTGTTCGAACAAAATGATGATAAAGTTAGACAAGATTTCTTGGATTCAGTAAACCCAATTTTGGATCAAATTAGAAGAGACCGAGGTTTGATTGACTTTAGAGTTACAGTTTCTAACACACCTGAAGATTTGGATTCCAATACTTTAACGGGTAAAATATTCTTGAAACCTACAAGAGCATTAGAATACATCGACATCGAGTTTGTTATTACACCAACAGGAGCATCTTTTGATGATGTATAATAGAAAATAAAAATGGGGGATAGAAATATCCCCCTTATTATATTTATATTAAAAGACTATGAAAATAGAGAAAAAAATTATCAAAGAAAGTATAGGGGACAAGAAAATGAGTCCTGAAACTTTTTCTACACAAAAACAAAACATTATTTTAACTGAATCTCAGTTGGACACATTATTGAAGAAAATTAGAAAATAATGAATGTAAAAAAACATGTTTACAACTATTTGAACAGAATAGTGTCGGAGGGTATTGATGAAACAGGCACACCTGACACTAAATATTATGCATTCGATTGGGATGATAATATTGTTTATATGCCAACGCAAATTATAGTATTGACCGAAAATGATGATGAAATCGGTATGTCTACCGAAGATTTTGCAGAACACAGACACAAAATTGGAGTTGAACCCTTTTATTATAAGGGAACTACTGTTGTTGGGTTTGCAAAGGACTCATTTAAATTTTTCAAAGAAATGGGTGACAAAAGGTTTGTTATTGACTCAATGCTTGCTAAACCAGGACCATCATGGAATGACTTTGTTGAATGTATAAACGGTGGATCAATATTTGCGATTATCACGGCCAGAGGGCATAACCCTTCGGCTTTAAGAGAAGGTGTGTATAACTTTATTGTTAGTAACCACAACGGTATCAATAGTAAGTTACTAGTTGAAAACTTAAAAAAGTACCGAAATTTTTTCTCAGAAGATGAAATGGTGACCGAACAAATAGATGTCAATTTTTCTGACAAAGAGTTAATTGACGAATATTTGGACCTTTGTGTTTATGAACCCGTAACTTTTGGACAAGGAAGTGCTGCCAATCCTGAGAAATTAAAAATTATAGCAATGAGAAAGTTCATAAGTTACTGTCAAGGATTAGCTGATGAGATCGGGAAAAAAGCTTATTTCAAAAACGGTGTCGCTAATAATGAGATTATATTACAGATCGGTTTTTCAGATGACGATGAAGGTAATGTAAAATCAATAGATAATTTAGTGTCTCAAGAATATCCAGATGTTCCTATATCCGTATATCTAACAAAAGGAGATGAAAAAGTTAAATATAATAAGTAATTAAGTAACTTTCTAGTTAAAGAATATTTTAAAAATACTTGGAAGTAAATAGAAAAATTTGAAACAAGGTATATTTATAATAAAAATAAAAGAAAAAACAAAAATTTAAACAATGGCTGATTTGTTAATGAAAATGCCCTTTCAGTATGAACCTAAAAGAGCTAACCGATTTATATTGACTTTCCCAACATCTTTGGGAATCAATTCTTGGTATGTAGAAAGCACATCAAGACCAAGCATAAAAATAGAATCAAAAGATATCGCCTTTTTAAATACTAAAACATATGTGGCTGGTAACTTCGAGTGGGAACCTATTAGTGTTAAGTTTAGAGACCCTATTGGACCATCAGCTGCACAAGCACTAATGGAGTGGGTTCGTTTACACGCTGAGTCCGTAACAGGTCGTATGGGTTACGCTGCGGGGTATAAAAAAGACATCGATTTAGAAATGTTAGACCCAACAGGAGTTGCGGTTGAAAAGTGGATATTACAAGGTTGTTTCCTAACCGATGTTAAATTTGGTGACTTAGGTTATGATAAGACTGACATCATGACTATTGATGCGACATTAAGACCTGATCGTTGTATATTAGTTTACTAAAATAAAAAATATTATTATGTTCGAAACCCACTCACAAGGTGGGTTTTTTGTTTACATATAATAGATGTAAAGTATATTTAAAATAAAAAACTATGAATACAGTCGAATCATATGGACAAATGGACTTCAACTTACCACACGATGTGGTGAAGTTACCAACTAAAGGAATATTTTATAAACCTAAAAGGGAAGCATTGAAAGTCGGGTATTTAACGGCTAGTGATGAAAACATGTTGTTGTCACCCAATTTATCGAGTGATGGGGTAATCCCCCTTTTGATGAAAACTAAAATTTATGAACCTGGATTTGACATTAATCAGCTACTAAATGTAGATGTGCAGGCAATCCTAATTTTTTTAAGAAATACTTCATTTGGGTCTGAGTATAAATTAAAAGTAACTGATCCAGCTACAAACAAACCATTTGATATTTCTTTATTATTAGAAGAAATAAATATTATTGATCCCATTCACAAACCTGATAATGATGGACTTTTTAGTTTCACATTACCAAAAACAAATCAAAATGTAAAAGTTAAATTGTTAACTTTAGGTGATGAGAAAGAATTAGACAAATTATCAGAATCATACCCACAAGGAATGGTTGCTCCTGTGGTAACTAGAAGGTTAGAAAAAAGTATTGTTGAGTTGAATGGTGATACGGACAGAAATAAAATATCATCTTTTATAACACAAATGCCAATTGGCGATTCTAAATTCCTTAGAAAGTTCCTCACAGAGTGCGAACCTAAATTAGATCTTAAAAGAAGTGTAATGGCCCCATCAGGAGAAAAGGTAACAGTTAATCTGTCCTTCGGGCTTGAGTTTTTTCGCCCTTTCTTCGAATCATAAATTAAATTTAATGGATGAGATTTTCTATCTCGCAAAGTATGTCAACTTCACTTATAGTGATATAATGAGCATGCCAACATTCGAGAGAAGATATTTTGTTGACAAGTTGATCGAGTCGTTCAATAAAAATTAACTTTTAATATTTATTATAAAAAGTAAAATATGTTATTATTTTTTGACGATACTACAACACTTAGTGAATTTGATCAGTTAGGTACTTCCTATGGTGAAATAGTTAGTAACCTTACAAGTGCGTTCAAAAAGGGAATTACACAAGGTTTTGAGAATGGTATATCAACCTTGACTGCTATGAACGATAGTGCTTTGAAACTACAAAAGACTATTGGTAGTGGTGTTGTAATGAGTACCGATCAGTTTAGAAATCGATTGATTGATTCATATTTAGATGTTGTAAAAATGGGCGGTAGTGTTACCGATGTAACAGATGCGATGTCCGAATTGGCTACAGAATCAGGAAAAATAGTACAACCAAGTTTTGAAGTGGCAAAACAAATGGTTGCCCTTTCTAAAACAACAGGATTGGCAACCAAGGAGTTAGGTAAGATGGAAGGTGCTTTTCTGAGGTTGACAAAGTCACAAACTAAAAGTGCTGAAAAAATGGCCGAGATTGCAAAAATTGCAAGACAATCAGGATTGGATGCCTCACAACTTTTGCAAAATGTAAACAAGAACTTACAGTTAGTAGACTCATACGCATTTAAAGGTGGAGTTGATGGTCTAACACAAATGACAGCAAAGGCTCAGTCTTTGAATGTTGAATTGGGGGATATAGTTAGTGAACAAACTATGGAAAATTTGTTGGACCCTGAAAAGGCTATCGAAATGGCACAAACACTTAGTATGATTGGCGGATTTGGTTCTGACTTAACAAATTTCACACAACTTTTAAATGCAGGAAGAAACGATGTAGGGAAACTACAAGATTCATTTATTAATCTTGCAGAATCAGCATTTAAGGTAAATGACGCAACAGGTGAAATAACGATAGATGCTCTACAAAGAGATAGGTTAAAGGCATCTGTTGAAGCGATAAATGGGGACTACAAAAAGTTCATTCAAATTGGTAGAGAGGCTGCAAAACAAACTGCAATATCGAACAAACTTATTACTGCTGGCTTTGATTCTAAAATTTCACCAGAATCAATGAACTTGGTTAAATCCCTTACTGAAATAGGAAAAGGAGGTAAATTAGAACTTAAAATACCTGGATTCGAAACTAATGATTTAGTCAAAACCCTTCAAAATAATCCTGCGGCTCTTGAACAGGCGTTAAAAGATTATAAAGATAAAGCTGACCTTTCAGATAGGCAACTTGCTGAACAAACATTAGGTGTTCAAGAATCAACGCAAAGGGATGCTAGAATAATTAGGGATGTTGTGTTAAAAAGTTTGTCTGAAACTGAGAGAAATAATGTATTGACTACAATAAAGGAAGGACAACAATCGTTATTTGAAGGAACACAAAATGTTGCGAACGGTCTTAAAGACATACCAAAAGGACTTTTAACAAATACTGCCGAATTAAGAACTATGATTTCAAATACTAAAGGCGAAATTGATAGACAAAAACCCTCAAGGTCAGATACTGAGGGTGCTAATTTACCTAAAGCGGTTGAAGCTATAGACCTCCTACAGGAGGATGCTTTTTTTGGGGAAGGAAAAAAAATGTTATCTTTAGGTAAGGGTGAAATGTTTGATTTTATTAAAGACGACCAAGCAATTTTTGCACCCGATTTAGATAAGAAAATAGGTCTTTTAACTGAAACATATATGAATGCAAGTTCATTTTCAGATACACTTTCTAAAAATGTAAGTTTGAAAGGACCTGAAGAAAAAACACTTCCCCTACAACAAATTGTTACAAAACAAGAAACTTCACAAAACATTACACAAACGGTAGATAATAATTTCAATATAAGCGTTGATTTGAATGTTAAAGGGTTGACATCCGGACCTTTAGCCGAAATACTAACAAGAGACGCAGAATTCCAAAGAAGCCTTAAAAATAAGGTGATGGAAATATTCAGTCAAAAAAATCTATTGTCCAAGTCTAAAACAAGATTTGAATCATAAAATTAGTATTCAATCTATTTATTTAAAAAACAATAGATGAATAGCCCACTATCATTTAATTCGACTGAAAACTTCAGAAAAAAATTACAAGTTCGTAATCTTGAACCATACAAGGTAGACGGATCTTTTTCATTTGACATATTAAATGTTGCCTCAGAAATTGTTCTTGTTGATTACTCGGTAAGTAACTTACCTGATGTGACAGTTGAACAAAAAATTCAGGAAGAAAGATTAATTAAACAAAATAAATTTAATCCAGTTGGCGGATTTGGAGATACTATTCAAATCAACATCAACAAAAACAATCAAAGTAATTTAGGTAATTACGGATACAAAAACACTATAGGTTCACAATTAGAAACTATTGGGGATACTACAGAAAAATTACTTTATGTTCAAAACATATATGGACCTGTAGACTTTTCAAATTCATTTGGAAATACAATTGATATAAATAAAAATCTTAATACAACATCTAACAAAGGTGTTTATGGGTATATTAATACTGAAGGAAGTTTACTTGAAACTTTTGGGGTACAGAAAGAAACTGAACTTATTGTTATAAATCAATATGGTCCTGACCAAAATGACAGTAGAAATACTGTAGTACCTAATATTAACAAACAATCCAAACCAAATGAAGGTCACTATGACTTTTCAGATACATTAGGAAGTGATTTAGAAAAAAAGGGTAGAACATCAAAAGAAGAACAAATTGTTATTAACCAATATGGTCCTGAGGGTCAACAGAGTACTCAAACCATAAACCCTAATGTCAACAAACAAACTAAATCTAACGAGGGAAATTATGGACCTTCTGATGCGATTTTTAGTCCGTTAGAGTTAGAAGGGGATAAAATGGAAGGACTATTAAGGGTCTTGAACAAATACTCACCAACTAATATACAAAATGGTTATGGTAACTCAGTGTTGTTCCCGACATTGGTAATCGGATCCAACCAAGGAGACTATGATTATGTTTCAGATGGACCAAATATAACTGCTGACCAATCAAGAGCAAATGCATATGTGACTAACTTTTTTGGACCTGACGGAGGGTTCAATGGTCAAGTAAACCCAAACACAAACAACCAAACACGACCAAATTCAGGCCCATATAGTTATGGAGGTTCGTCTCCGAACCTTACTACTGAACAATCACAATTGATATCCTATTTGGCAAATGTCTTCGGGCCTGAGGATCAACCGAATGGTTTTGGACCCATGATCAATCCTAATTTGAATTTTCAAACACAGGCGAATCAGGGTGAGTATGACTTTACGGCATCTGCACCAAATAAGACAACCGAACAATCTATTCAATACAACTATATTAAAAATCTATATAATACAGGAGAAGGGACCTATGAACCGTTAGTTATTGATGAATTGTTCCCTGACACTTTGAATAGACCATATGCTAATAGTGATACAACATTTTCATTTGTTGCCTCGTCTTATAGTCCTTTTGCAATTCTTACAAGTGATAATCCTAACGGTAGTGAGGGTTCTTTGAGTAACGACTCAAACTTGGCAAAAATTGCCGCAAAAAAACTTCAACAAGAGTTTAAATCAAGAGTTGCTGCTGAATTATACCAACAAACGGTAGGTAGGTCTATTTTAACAAGTTCTACTGTAGGACCTCCGTCTGGTGGAATAGGAAATACGCCATCATTAGATCCGTTTGATATTTTAGGAGTTGCCACCAATAATGTTCCTTTAATACAAAAAAACTTTTCTATTACTGAACCCGCAACAATTGTTGGTGACATTTTAAACTTTACATCAAGAATCGCTGGACTTTACTCACCATACTCGATTATACCTGGTGAATACTTTGATTTTCCTGAAAGAAACTTTTTGAGTCAGGCATTGGCAAACCCAATTGGGGGTATTGGAAGTTTAGTTAGTAACTTCTCAAATAAAATATTATCGGCCAATATTGATTCAGGATCAGAAAGATTCTTAGCCAACACATCAAGAGCAACAAGATCATTATTGTTTGATCAATTATTTTTTAATGCTTACAGACCCGATTATAATTTTGAATCATTATTGAACCCAAACTTGTCGGCACCAAAACCAAATTTTTATATTGGAAACACTAAAAATTTTGTTAGAGATGTAGTAAGTCCTAAAAATGAGTTACCCTTAGGTAAGGGTGATCAACCAAGTATAGGTCCTGTTTTTGACTATGGAGAACTCGGTAAAGAATACGAAGGTAACCAAGTTAATAACCGATTTTTTGGAATCAACTCAAGAAACTTCTTTGATGGTGCATCAGACACAAAGGGCGTTATTGGGGGTGGATCTTTAATTGGGAACTTTACATGGACCACATCAAATAATACATATATAAAACCAGGACAACCTGTTGGATTTAATAACCAAGCGGTTAACTCCACAAACAGTGGATTAGATGAATTATTAAAAAATACATTCGATAAATCTAAATCATCTGGTTTAAATTTAACAGACGGTTCAATATTAGACATTACACAAAAGTTAGTTGATGCAGGAAGCAGGTCATCAAACAAAAAACAACATGTCGGAAATGCAATCAACCAAGTATCCAAAGTCTTTAACGATGGTTATATGGAAATGACAAAAGGGTCAAGAGTTTTTAGATATGTCACCCCAACATCAGTTCAACCTAATCCTGACAATCCTGTGACGGATGTTCAAGGATATGAATATTGTAGATTGTTTACAAAAGATAGACCTTACTACACATATAGAAATCTTCAGAAAGGAAAATTAAGAAACAATAAAGGTAATATCAGAGGTGCGTCTTATTCAGTTTTAGATTCTACATATAACTTGAATATTGCTCCGATGACAGGACCTGATTCGACAAATATACAAAATGGTAGAGTAAAAAAATATATGTTCTCTATTGAAAATTTGGCTTGGAGAACATCTAATAAACCGGGTTATACTGTGGACGATTTACCTGGATGTGAAATAGGTCCAGGTGGTGGTAGAATCATGTGGTTTCCACCATATGATTTAGTTTTTGATGAAAATACAAGAACAGATTGGGAGGGTAATACATTTTTAGGTAGACCTGAACCTATATACACATATAAAAGTACGGAAAGAAGTGGGTCACTAAAGTGGAAGATTGTAGTTGACCACCCGTCGATCATGAATATTTTAGTTAAAAGAGAATTAGAGTCACAAAATACTTCTGTTGCTACAAAAGTAATTGACTCATTTATTGCCGGTTGTACTGAGTATGATATTTATGACCTTTTGAAAAAGTATGGGTCTTTCAGTTTGAACGACATTTATCAAGTAGTCTCAACCCTATCTACTGAATCACTTCAAGAAGTAGCTAAAGAACTTCCAAATGAAACCATACAGTCTGAAGTAACTATTGAAACTAGTGTCAATGTAGAACAACAAAGTTCTGGACAAACTGATACAACAATAGCCGAAGACTTACAAACCGAGATATACCAAGACATACAATTATTGTTTCAAGAAGCAAAACCTGGATCGACAGACACTAGTGGTTCATATGAAGAATATTATACTGAATTGATAAACGCTGAGTCAGATTATAGTACTGCCGGTATAAACGGAGGGGGGAATAACTTCGCAGATAAACTATATTTTTATGGTGGAAATGCGGTTACAAATGCCCCTGCAAACTTTTCGTTGGCAGAATACATAGACACTAGAAAAACTTCAATATCGGGGGTGTTCAGCTTCCTTAAACAAGAATACGATACTTTCAAAGAACTTCTTTCAAAAATATTAACACTATGTGATTCAGGAAATAAAATAGTATTAGATGTTATTGGATCTGCTAACTCAAACAACAATAGCTCAGTTAACTATAATAATTCATTATCACAGAGAAGAACTAACTCTGTAATCAAAACGATTACGGACTTTACTGAAGGTGATTTAAATATGAAAGACATGATTGATAAAAAGTTACTTGAATTTTCTACTTCAAGTAATGGTGACAATCAAAAAATTAATGAAACGGATTACCGTGATATTGACTGTTCCAAACCATTTAGTAACTCAACAATACTTAAATACTCGGTTCAGGGTATGATGTGTAGAAGAGTTAGAGTCGGTGTAAAATCACAAACACCACCACCAACAGAACCGGTGGTTGGTACAAATACAGATGTTACAGAACAACCAGACAGTGAAATTCCAAATCCATTAGCTGCTGACATTAATACATTAACAGACTCACAACCACAGTCAGAAAGTTCACCAGTAGTACGACAAGTAAAAAAACAAACTTTAACTAATAAGTTAAGAGAAGGAATTACCAAAAAATTATTGAGAAAACTTTTGAGTGAGTGTGATTATTTTGAAATGATTCGTGAACAAGATCCTATGATTTATGATGGAATCAAAAGTAGAATCAAAAACTTTAATCCTATATTCCACTCAATAACACCCGAAGGGTTGAACGCAAGATTGACATTTTTACAACAATGTATGAGACCAGGAGATACCATACCAACTGCAGTTGAAACAGGACAAGGTGGTACATCTTTAGTCTATAATGATGTAACAAATAGTGCTTTTGGTTCTCCACCTATTTGTATTTTGAGAATAGGTGACTTTTATCATACAAAAGTTGTTTTTGAGAGTCTTGACATTAGTTACGAAAATGCGGTTTACGATTTGAACCCTGAAGGTATTGGAGTTCAACCAATGATTGCGAGTATTTCAATGAATGTTAAATTTATTGGAGGACATGGGCTAAAAGAACCCGTAGCACAACTTCAAAATGCTCTATCCTTCAACTATTATGCTAATACAGAAGTTTATGATGAAAGAGCTACAGAAACAGAAGAACTAAATCCTGAATTCGAAAAACAATTAATTGAAGATATAAAAAATGAAGCCGGAGTGCCTCCTCTTACAAGACCTGCGGTAAATGACGGTGGGGTAACAATTGGTACTATTACCAATTCTTCTTTTGATGTTAATACATCACAGGTTATCGGGGACATCAATTACCGCAGGTCTTGTA